GCAGTTCGGCCATCAGCAAGATGTTCGCGGATCTCCGCAACAGCAAAGGCGCCACCGATACCGCCCGCACCGCCATGGCTGGGATGGGCCTGGAAATCCAGCAGCTCACCGGCACCATGGACAGCCTTCGCAACAACATCGGCGGGGTGATGGCGGCGGGGCTCCGGCCCCTGGTGCAGGCGGCCAACCTTGCCGTCGGGGCTATCTCGGGCCTACCCAAGCCGGTGAAGGACACCGGGGCGGCGCTGATCGCCCTGGGGATTGCCTCCACGGGCGCCGCGATCAGCATTGCCGCGCTCAATCTGGTGCTGGCCCAGACCGGCGGGCTTGCGGGGCTGGCTGTTGCGGCAAGGGCGGCCGGGGCGGCAATAACCGGGATCGGTGGCAGCCTCACAATCCTCCTGGCCATTGGGGCCGCAGCGGCAGTGCTCTCGGGCAATTTTCGCGAAACCGATAGCACTACAAAAACGCTGCTGCAAACCACCGTGGCGCTGGGGGTCGCCTTGGCGGTGATGAAGTCCAGAGTTATCGAGTTTGGTGTAACCGCTACAATCCTTAAGGCTGTAACTGTGGCGCAAGGCTTATGGAATGAAAAACTTAAAATCTCCGCTGTACTTCAAGCCGTTATCAACGGGCTAACCATTAAGGGCCTTGTAAACGCTGGTATCGCAGCTGGCGTTGGCGTTGCAGCCTATCTTGCGCTGGACAACATGATCAAGACGACCGGCCAAGATACTGAAACCCTCTCAGGCAAGGCCCGCGAACTGAAAGATCAGATCGCCCAGCTTCAAAAAGAGATTGCAGACGGGAAAAAACTGGGCATTGATACCACCGAGGCACAGAAGCGGGTGAATGAGCTTTACATGCAGCTGCGAGAAGTTGAGGGACCGCTGGAGATCAAGCTGAGCATTGATAAGGCGAAGGCTGAGCTTAAGACGCTGAAAGAGGAGTACAACAAGTTGGGCGAAGGGGATCGGCAGAAGACCCCGCTTCAAGCCAAGGTGGACGGCGCTGAGCGCTACCTCAAGCTGCTGCAGGAGATCGACCGGGGCCAGGCCGTTACAGACGCTTCCCCGGTGGCCCAACAGGGCGCCAAGGATCTCGCTGAGCTTGAGAAGCAGGTTAAGGGGCTGCTGGCCAAGAAAATCAGCCTCCCCGTTGGCGCCCCCGAGCAGAAAGACATAGACGAAGCCTTGGATGTTTATCAGCGCCAGATAGATCTTAGAAAGGTCGGGATTAAGACGGTGATCAACCGAGAGGAGGCCTTGCGGCAGCTCAGCGGCCTGCAAGGTGACATCGCCGTAGCGCTGTCCAAGGGCGCCGATCCGTCCAGGCTCCGCAGTCAACTACTCCCGCTGCAAATTCAAGTCAGGAATCTTGACCTTGAGCGGGACAAGATCAACAAGGATCTAGCGGCAACATTGGATCGGCAGGTTGCCGCAGACGGCAGGCGGGTGCTCACCTCAAAGGAGCAACTGGAGGTAGCGAAGGGCAAGCTCAGCGTGCAGCAAGCCAGCGCCAACCTAGACGAGAAGATTCTCGGGCAGGACACCGCACGCCTTCGGTCCATTCAGCAGGTGGCCGATGCCTACGTGAACCTCGCCAGCGCTCAGGCGGCCCTGACCCAGAGCGGCTTCGACGTGGAGCAGAGCCGCAACAGCAACCGCCTCAGCCTGGCAGAGAAGGAGCTGCAGTTCCTGCGAGAGCGCGGGGGAAACGCACAGGTGATTCAGCAGGCAGAGGAGCGAATCGCGGCGATCAAGCGGGATGGGGAGGGGATCGAGTACCGCGCCATGCAGGCCAGCATCGAGGCCACGGCACAGCGGTTTGAGATGGAGCGCAAGGTGCTGGAGCTGAAGCAGGCGGGACAGTTCCTGGAGCAGCAGGGCGCCATGCGGGCAGCCGATCGGGCGGTGCTGCAGGAGCGTCAGCAGTTGCTTGAGTTGCGCAGCAAGCTGGCGGATCCAAGCACCACGGCACTGCAAAAACCATTCCTCAACGATCAAATCAAGCTGCAGGGGGAATCCATCAAGGCCGCGCAGTCGCTGGCCGGGATTGAGCGTGAGCGGATGGCCAACCTCGGGACGATCTTCGGGCTGGAGCGCCAAACACAAGAAGCACAGCAGGGGACCGCCGCCAACCAGCAGCGGGCCGCAGCAGCCAGCAAGGGATGGGAGGAGAGCCTAGGGGGCGCCTTGGCCGCAGTGGACAAGGCCGCTGCTGGTGTTGATCGGCTGAAGCAGGTGTTCGTCGGCACGATCCAGGCCGGCAACGGCCCGGTGGAGCAGATCTACGCCGCGGCATCAGGCCTGCCCGAGCCCCTGCGCAACGCGACCGATGCAGCCAATGGGTTGGCCGATGGGTTCGCGACGGCCAACGCCCAAGCCAATGTCCTGCTCCAGACCGTTTCCAAGCTCGCCAACGCCCCTGCCGCCCGCTGGGCCGGCGGTGGTGTGGATCCGGGTGGCCGGTATCAGGTGAACGAGCTGGGCACAGAGAGCTTCCTATCGCGCTCGGGTGCCCTGTCGCTGATCCACGCCCCGGCCTACGGCTCCTGGAGTCCGCCCTCCCCCGGCATGGTGCTACCGGCGGGGCTCACCTCACGGCTGGATGCCCTCGGCGCCTTCGGTGGCGGCCCGGCTCCCCTGCCGGCTGGCATGGCCCCGGCTGCCGGGAGTGGCGGCGCTGCATCGCAGGCGGCGGCCCTGGGGCGCCTCCAGCGCTCCATCGATGTCCTGGAAGGCACCATGCGGTCGTATCGGCCTGAGGTCACCGTCAACCTGCCCGGCAATGCCGGCCTCCTCCACACCCTGCAGGGCCTCCGATGATCACCATCTCCTACAGCGGCACCACCTACACCTTCCCGAACCTCACGGAGCACCCGTACGGCTACGACGAGGTGGACGTGCGTCGGGGCCGGGCCGCCAGGCGGTGGGCCCTCTCGGGCGTCGTGAACCGCGAAGACGGGGCCACGATCGCCGGCCTCTATGCCGCCTGGAACGCGGTGAAGATCCTGGAGGATGACCCGGTGCTCACTGGCGCGGTGGGGGCCACCGTGGGCCTGACCGGCGCCGCGCCGGGCTTTGCGTGGGCCTCGGCGGTGCCCTGCTGGTTCGCCTCGGCCCCCTCGATCGCCATGGCGGGGATGTTCTGCCGGGTGAGCACCACCCTTGTGGACGCCTCCCAGTCGCTGGCCATCCTGCTGCGGCAGGGTGAAGAGGAGGCGGAGCAGGCCGCGCAGCTCAGCCTGGGCACCCTGACCTTCGGGAGCGCCACCGTGAATTTGACCGCTCGGCCCGACGGCTTCACCGATCTGCCGGCCCTGGCGCTCACCCCCGGCGGGCGGCACGTGATCACCGGGCCGCTGGCCCCAACCGAAACGCGGCGGGTGCAGGGGTGGGTGACGGCCGCCAACCTGACGGCCCTGGAGACATGGCTCAAGACCACCTCCTCCGCCAGCCCCTCCGCGGGCGGGTGGTTCCCCACCGAATGGTCGGAGCCAGTGGCCAGGCGCCGCGCTGATGGCGGCACGATCGGCACTTACTACGACGTGGCCTTCGCGGTGACGAAGATCCGATGAGCGATACCCGCGCCTATGCCTGGTGCAACCTCGGCCCCCTCGCCGAGCAGGCCAGCAGCATCGCTGACAGCCACGTGCAGGGGTCTGGGGTGATCACCGTGAAAGGCACGGTGAACCTCTCTGGCATCTACCGGCCGGCGCCGGGCACCATTGTGGAGCTGGCCTACAGCGATGGTCAGAACTGGATCGCTCGGCTCCCCTGCCGGCTGCGGGTGCTGTCGTCGTTCGCCAACCCCCTCGCCGGGAAGATCACGAGCATCAGCGTGGGCTGTGACCTGGCCTACATGGAGGCCCGCAAGCAGCCGCCCGACAGCCTCACCACACGCCAGGCCAACCCGGACACCCCGGAGGCGGTCTGGCGTGCCGCGGCGCCTGCGATTCCTGCCAGCTGGCTGGTGGGGCAGATCCTCGCGGCCCTGGGGCTTACGGCGGCCGGATCAATCCCACTCACCAACCATTACACCCGGCAGGAGTTTGATCTGACGGCCGGCTACGTGGAGGAGCTGGGCAAGCTGGCTTCTTCCGAGGGCTATGCCGTGCGGATGAACACGGCGGGCCTTGTGGAGTTCATCAACAAGGCCCCTGGCGAGACGGGAACCGGACCGCTGCTAACCGAAGAAAACCTGATTGACCTGAACCCAATCAATACCGGTGATCTGCCGGGTGATGCGGTTTATGCCAAATACACCAGCCTGAAGCTGGTTGTGCCGTCTAATCTTGATGAAGACAGCATAAAAAAACGCAACTGGGAGAGAGAGGTCAGCATTAGCGCTCCGCAGCAATACACACACCAATGGACGGAATACGCAAAAACTCCAATTCTCAGTCAGAACGGAAGTCCGACCTACCGGCAACGCAGGGATGCCAACGGGCAGCCGGTGTTCTGGGTGGGTCGCTCTGTCCAATGGGGCGAAGAATCTGAAATCCTTAACGGCGCCGTGATGGATAAGGTTTTTGAAGTCAAGGCCTACCAACTGCAAGAAGAGATCAATTACATTACGCGCACCGTAACAGAAACAACTTACGATTCCCGTGATCGAGTCAGGTCGCGCCGCACTGAAACACTCGGCTTGTGGGGGGTTGATTACAGCGAAACCGCCTATACTTACGGATCTACCTTTTACGCCCCTAACAGCACGTTCGACCCCGCCAACAATGCAGATGTACTGAATGAAGTCACGATTGAGTTCTCAGCGGAGGCTCCGCTGAAAATGTCAGCAGGCTATCAGCAGCCTTATGGCGAGCTTCGCGGCGCAGGTCTTGGCGGCCAGTATCAGTCCGCCATTAGAGAGACTGAATATGACAGGAACAAGGCGAGTGGCACTACCAAGACCGTTACAACTTCCTACGTGTCATTTATCAGCACGCCCGATGGTCAGGAAGCTATCTCCCGCCTGCGTGATGCAGGCAATCAACTGGACCCCAGCCGTCTGGCCCAGGTCTTGGGAATAGCCAAGGGGCTTGTGTCGGCTGGATCTGAAACCCGCATCAGCACCGGACGCGAGTTCGGCCTCCAGCGGCGCCCCAGCGAGGCCGAGCGCACCGCAGCAGCCAACCAGAAGGCCCCCACCGTTGAGACCACCTCCGAGGCGACGTGGGCCGTGGGATCGGCCACCAGCCAGACCAGCATTGAACTGAGCCCGCCATACGTGCCTGATGATCGGATCGTCTACTCCGGTGGCACCAACGGCACGTACAGCGTGATCAAGAGCAATGCCGATCAGGCGGCGCTCCACTATGCCCGCACCGAAAACCGCCTCCTGCTGGGCCACCGGAACGGCAACGGGATCCAGGTGCTCCCCGAGCTGCTGCCAGTCGCACCCATGGGCCTTGTGTTCATCCGCCTCAACGGCTGCACCGCCGCCTTCCGAACCAACGGGACCACTTACAACATCGACCCGCAGGGGGTGACGGCTACGACAGATTGCCTGTTCTGGGGGGCAGTGGATGGCACCGTGGCTGATGCGTGGTTCCCGCTGCCGCCTGGCGCCACGTCGCTGCCCGCCCCTGTCGCGACCACCACCAATGCCAACCCCAAGCCCGCGAACGCGATCGCCATCCCTGGCGGGTTCAGCTTCACCAGCCCCAATCTGAGCAGCCTGTTCGCCTCTCTTCCCTCGGGCCAGGCTCCGGTGTTCCCGCGGACCGTCACCCCTGGCGCCGTCCTGCGCCCGTATCACGAGACTGTCACGATCGCCGCCGGTGGCGGAGCTGGGGCAATAGCAACCGCCCTGCCATGGATTCGGCAGCCGGCTATGGAGGTGCTGGCGGGCGGCGGAGCAGGGGCGATAGCCGAATTGGTGAAAACAGTGACTGCGGGTAGCGGGTCTGGGGTTATTGCAAGCCTGTCAGCCGAGACCATCCCAGAGCGCTTATTTGCGGGCAGTGGGTCTGGAGTTATCGCAGATCTCTCGGGTGAAGTATTCATGGAGCGGCTGCTTGCAGGTAGCGGGTCTGGAATTATTGCGGACCTGTCGGCTGAAACCCTTGCATTACTTGCGGGGAGCGGGTCTGGGGTTATTGCGGATACCCCTGTGCCAAATGCGCTATTGCTGCACATGGATGGCAGTAACGGCAGCACGACATTCACCGACAGCAGTAGCAACCAACACGCAATGAGTATCCAAAATGGCGCTGTTACAATCACGACAGCACAAAGTAAGTTTGGCGGGGCATCCGGTGAATTCAATGGACGCCTACGCACTCCAACAAGCTCAGTATTTACATTTAATGGCGATTTTACTATTGAGCTGTGGGCAAGACGCACGGGTAGCAACGGAGGCTTCGACACCCTAGTGTCCGCCGCGAATGAAAGCACCCTGATGATGCGCCCCGGTGGCGCTAATCCTGGGTTCTTTTTCGACTCCGGGAGCCCGTTTGCTACTGGCTTTGCATTGACTGTAAATACTTGGCAACACGTAGCAATGGTGCGCAGCGGCTCCACGGTGACTGCCTATGTTGACGGAGTGAGCATCGGCGCCATTACGAGTTCAGCCACGGTGACGTGCGACTTCCTAATGTTTGGCGATTCCAGTGTCAGCCCCCGTTACTTCAAGGGTCAGATCGACGAGGTGCGGGTCACCAATGGCAAGGCTCACTACACCTCGGCGTTCATCCCTCCATCCGCTGCGTTCCCCAATGGATAACAACTAGCCAAGCTCTGTTTTTTGCCGGGAAAACTGAAACAGATACGGAAAGCCCATGCCTGCCGCAATGCTCCAGACCCCCTACGAAGCCGAGCGGTTGTTCGTTGGGGACTATGCCGGCAAGAAAGCCCGCCTATGCCTGGCAACGACCACATCGGGATCCCCCAACCTCAGTTCAAACACGGCGGCATGGGATGCCGTAGAGCGCAGCGGCAACGGCTATGCACGGTGCGAGTGGACAATTCCAGCAGGCAGCTTCAACACCACCACAGACCGCTTTGAGGCGGGCTCGTACACCTGCACGTTCACCGCTTCAGGCTCAGCGCTTACTTGGAACGCTGCCTATCTGGTGATCGGCACGATCAGCGGCAGCACCGTGACCTGGGGCACTGGCGTTTCGTTTGTGCTCAACGAGAGCCCCAGTATCAGCCTCGCAGCGGGATTGAGCCGCATCTACACGGTCCAGTTGTTCACCGATGGGTTCACGGTGACGGCCTGATTGGGAAGGCTATGCGCAACCGGGAAAACTGAAACAGATACGGGAATGCCATGCCTGCGGCAATGATTCTGACCCCCTTTGAGACGGGGCGGTTGTTTGCTAACAGCTACGCCGGCAAAAAGGCTCGGCTGTGCTTGGCCAACAATACTGGATCGCTGAGCGCGGCTAGCACTACTGCCCAGTGGGACGCTGCAGAGCTGACCGGCAACGGCTACGCCAGGTATGAATGGACGGTCCCCTCTGGCAGCTACAACAGCGCCACGGAGCGGTTCGAGGTGCCGGCTCAGCTTTGCGAATTTTCAGCCTCATCCGGGGGTGCCGGGCTGAGCTGGAACGCTGCCTACCTGGTGATCGGCACGATCGGCGGCGGTGGGGCCGTCACGTGGAACACGGGTGTTTCGTTTGTGCTTCCCGAAAGCCCGAACATTGTGCTTAGCCCAGGCGAGCCACGCAGTTACAACGTGCTCCTGTTCACTGATGGCTTCCTGGTGACCGCCTGATGCCTGCCCGCGTCAACCTCAACGTTCCGCCGCGGCTGATTGAGTCCGCCAGGGCGGCGCAGTACGCCAACCGCGAGGCGCTGGGCGGCAGGACACTGGCCGACAAGATCAAGGCGAAAGCCAAGGCCCGCCGCGATGCCGCGCTGAGGGCGCAACCACTGCCGCCTGATCGAGCTGGCGAAGCGCCGGAGGGGCGGGATCCGTTGAAGTGGCGGATTTGGAGGAAGAGGAGGCCCTTTAGGCCGGTAGACGTGGGGTTGGCCTGGCTGCACATTGGAAAGAACTACACTCTTATTGCAAATGAGCTAGAGATTACCAACGCAACTGACGAAGTTGCGGAGGGAGAAGTCTACATACCCCGTTCTTACGAAAGAAGAACGACCAATGGATCCGCAAGCGCTTCGCTAGAGTTTGTTGTTACAGTGGGAGCCAGATCAGGCGAAAGGTGGAAACAGTTTAGGCATAGCCTGACATTTGCCGGCACGGGAACCGATGTCTTTGAAAAAACTTGGACCCGGATAGAAGACGGTCTGCTACCCATAATACTCGTGCAAGAATGGACCTTTGGGAGCGGCACCCACAACTTTTGCGCAAGGCTTTGGTGGAACCTGCTCCCCGCTGGTCAGTCAGATATGATACTCGTCGTTTCTATAGCTCAGTACCATCGTAATTATGCGTATGAACGATTGGGGTCCGGTCCAGTTGTTTTTTCTCCCAATAACTTTACGATACAAAACACAATGCACACCTGCTTCCTGGTCACTGAGTCCAATGTTGTTGAGCTGACGCAGCCCCTTCCTGCGTTTATGCAAAGAAAGATAGACTCTGTACTGACTAAAAACGCAGCGGGCGGAATTGCGATTAGCTACAATACGCTGAATCCTGATGTTCCTATAGAGTTGGCTTTACCACAGCCAGCTATTGGCACTCACCAACTAGGCTTTGATAGCGCTTCCTCTGTGATCTATGAAAGCATTGCCCTTGATGGCACCTTTAGCGAAGTATCACCGCAGCAAGCGAAGGCGTCATACGTTGAATACAGCGGAAACCCGGAAATCCCTGTCTTGGGTTACAAGCGCGATGATCCATCGGTCGCAAGCACACCCACAACGGAAAGAGGGGTGTTCGGCATTATTACTGGCGCAAGTGTTACCGCGCCAGTGACGCCTGAAATGCTTGCTCTTGGCCTGGAGGATGAATTAGAGCAGGCCCCAGGACCGGCCGCAGCAAACCAGCCCGAGCCGGTTCGGATGGTCGTTTCCTACGACTACCACGGCGGCACCTATTGCCGTGATCGGCTTAAACTGCTTGGTATTGACATACCATGACCACCCCCCAACCCCAGCCCCCACTGATCCAAACCGCCCAGCTCGTGGCCCTGGCCAACCGTCAGCGGCTGCTGCAGCGGCAGGCCGAGGGGCGGGCCATCGCCAAGGCCGTGGCGCAGGCCCTGAAGGGCTGAGGCTTCGGACCGGGAAAACTGAGGCGCACCTTGCACCGGCGGAGCGATTCCCCGGCAACGCATGAAAAAGAATCAGCTTGATCGGCTTCTCGGGACTGCCGATGAATGGCGGCGACCATTGGCCACTGTGGACCCTGACCCCGTGGACGCGGGGGATGGCGGTGGCGGCAGTGACGAGCTAGACGCTGACGACTCCAGCCTGGGAGAAGCTGGCCAGAAGGCCCTCCGCGAGGAACGGGCGCTGCGGAAATCCCAAGGCGCTGAACTGGCACAACTCAAGGCCCAGCTGGAGCAGATGAAGGGGCTAGTAAGCCCTGAGACCTTTGCCCAGGCCCAGGCCCAGGCGACGGCGCTGCAGCAGCAGCTGGCCGATCAACAACAAAGCACCGCGGCCGAGCGGCAGCGCCTGGAGGCCAAGGCCAACGATCGAGTGAGCAAGGCCGAAGCCCGCGCCACCAAGGCCGAGGCCGATCGCATTGCGCTGCAGGTTCGCACCGCCGCGCAGAATCTGTTCATGGCGACCGGAGGCCGCGATGGCGGCGATGGCGGCGGGCAGACCTACTTCGATGCCTGGTTCGCGTTCCACGGCAGCCGCCACATCAAGGTGGATCCGGCCACCGGGAAGGAGTTCATCGTTGATTCCGATGGCGATCCTGTAAAGCAGGGCGATCAGAACGTAGATCCCGTGGCGTGGATCAACGAGCAGGCGGACAACAGCCCCGTGGTCGGGTCCTTCTTCAAGCCCAAAGGCGGCAGCGGCGGCGGCGGCCTGGTCGGCGCCCGCGGCTTCCGCACCTCGCAGGGACTGTCCCCAGAACAGGTGAAAGCCTTGTCACCAAGCGAAAAACTGGCCGTCCACCGGGAGGCGGCAGCCCGCCGCTGAGGCGGCCCCGGCGGACCGGGAAAACTGCGGGTGATCCCAACGCGCGATGCGGCGGGATCACCCCTCAAGCGCGATGCGGCAGGGGCAGCCAAATCCCCCGAGCCCCTGGCTTGTCGGCGTGGCGCGATGCCTGTCTGGACAACCACTGAGCGACGGATCCGCCCACGTCTACCCCTTTCCCAATCGTGACCATCACCACCTACCACCAAGTTTTTGAGCGCAAGTCCTTTGAAGCCGATGCGAATCTGCAGGAGCTTGCCGTTATTGAGACGATGCTCAAAAACGGCCCCCTGTTCGCGCAGCTTCCGTTCAAGGACATCACTGGCGCCTCTGAAGTGTTCGGACTGGAAGACGAACTGCCCGCTGTGGCCGCTCGCCTCCTGGACGAGAAGCCCAAAAATGGACGAGGCAGCTCCATCCCTCAGTCCGTGATCACGGCGATCTACACCGCTGACATTGAAACCGATGTTCAGCGCCTCGCACGCGAAGGCCGAGGCTCTCACGACAGCGAGGTTCTCCGCAACGCCAAAGCCATTCGGATGCTACTGGAGACCGACTTTATTCGCGGCAGCCTCCAAGCCAGCGGCGGCAGGTCGTTCAACGGCCTCGCCAACCTGATTACGGCTGTATCCACCAATAGCCAGGCCATCGCCAATCATGCCACCGGCGCCTCCCCTAAGTTGGCGGCACTGGACGACATGATGAATCAGGTGGACGCGGCGCCATCCGAGAAGAAACTGATCTTTCCCAAGAGCATGAGGCCCGCCTTGCAGGCCCTGCGGCGCGATCAAACCCTGACCGGCAACCTGCAGATCGAGACCAATGCTCTCGGCCAGCCGGCAATGTTCTACGACGAGGCGGAAATCATCCTCACGGATGTTGACCCACTCAACGTACCGATTCAGGGCTTTACCGAAGGGAGCGGTGGCAATACCTGCTCCATCTATTGCGTTGCCCTTGGCGAGGATTCGGTCTACATGGCCCAAGGCCTCAGCATGGTAAATGGCGAGCTTCAGCCGGGCCTGGTGGTCTATGACGTGGGCGAATCCTACGCTACGACTCACTTCAAAACCCGGATCAACATTGACTGCGCGGCGGTGATCAAGAACCCCCGCAAGGCTGCCCGCCTTTACAACGTGACCAAGGCCAACTTTGCGGCCTGATTCAATCTTGCTTCTTTCCTTTACCCCCTGATTCATCATGCCTGCTGCAGTTGGCTACACCAATCAACGAGCCGCCCGGATTGACCGGGACAGCATCCTGCTCGGCTCCGTCTTTGCTGGTGTGAACGGTGACGGCGATCTTGAACCCGCCGCTACCCGCACCGGTACCGCCCGCCTCCTGGAGGGGCGCCTCAACCCCTATGACAACTGGAAGGTCGTCGCTGTGGGCGGCCAGTCCAGCTCTGCTGGTGGCTACCTCGTTCAGGCCGCTCACGTGGCCCAGGGCGATGTTCTGGCCAATGCCTCGGCGTGGGCCACTATCGGCGCCATCGCTTTCAGTGGGACCGCCGAGGTGCCCCTGGGCTTCACCGGCGATCAAGTCGAGGGACTGGTCAGAGCCGCCGCCGTTGCTGCCAGCGCTCCCATCACTGGAAAGGTTCGCGTGGTTGCGCTTCGGCTGACCGCCGGCACCGGCGCAAACGGGGTTGCCGCCCCCAGTGGCACCGGCAACCGCATCCACCTCCAGCGGACCTGATCACAGGGCCCTTTCGTCCACGGGGAGGCTGCGGCCTCCCTTTTCTTTCAGGAACCATGAGCTTTCTATCAATCAGCGTTTGCCCTGGCATGGACTGGGACCCAGCCGCCGAATGGGCCAGGCCAGCTCAAGGCAACGACGCTGCCGAGGAGCAAGTCGCAGCCCCCGAGGACCCCGCGCAAGGGCAGGGAAGGCTGAGCCGGCTTACTGGGCGCCGCCGGGCTCGCACCAATAGCGACACCTTTCAGGCGGACGACCCGGCCACGCCAGCGGTGAACGAGGCCTACCAGGAGGTGGCGGAGCCCAGCGCCGAGGCCGAGTCCGAGCCGGGAAAACTGAGGCAGTGATCAACGCGGCCTGCCGCCAAACACTACACCAGGAGTCGAAATGTCCAAGTCGAATGCCTTTGAAAACGCCTGGCTGCAATTGGTGTTTCAAAACACAAACATCGCCAACATCGGCGATGCGGCCGGTCTGCGCGGATCCGCGACGGCGGGGCAGCTGTTCTTCTCCCTGCACAGCGCAGACCCCGGTGAAGTGGGCACGCAGGCCACTAGCGAGGTGGTCTACACCGGCTATGCCCGCGTCGGTGTAGCGCGTTCCTCCGTCGGGTTCACGGTGACGGACAACGCGGTGTCACCTGCGGCGAACTTTGATTTCCCGGCTTGCACGGCTGGTACTGCGACCGCAACACACTTCTCGGTTGGGGTTGCATCCTCGGGCGCAACCCTGGTTCTTTACAAGGGGGCGATCAGCCCGACCATTGCTATTGCTTCGGGGGTAACGCCGGGCCTCACCACGAGCACCGTGATCACTGAGGATTGAGCCCATGCCTGACCGCGCCAATTACGTGAGGTGAAAAATGGCGACGCGAGAACAAAAGATCGCGGCAAAAGTGGCGCAGTTTGCCGGGATCGCGGAAGCGGACGTTGCCGCCGCGCTCAATGCAACAGATAGCAACCTACCAACCAAACGGAGTGATGTGGCCACTTACGACGCCAGGGAAATCCTGCTATCTACGGGTGAATGGGGGGCAGTAGTTCTAGCTGCCGAGAATACTGCAGTTCCTGACCAGGTGCGCGGCGCGTGTATTGTCCTGCGTGACGCAATTATCCAAACATCAACAATCAGGATCAGTATACCGGCGATATACAACGCAACGGCCAACTTACTTGGCGTCCTAGTTTCTGCCGAAATCCTGACAAATGAAACCCGCAATGCACTGATGGCACTCGCAGAGGCAGCCCAATCCTGGGCGGAAATGGAAGGCGTGGGTGTGGTCACAATCCGTGATATTGGCATTGCCAGGGGGAACATCTAATGTCCGTCGCAAAATGGGCAGCGCCCGCTGCTCGCGGGTCCAACATTGCCGGAAACGCGATCAATTCCCTAGCGAATGGATCGGAGACAACTTCTGCTAACGCAATCCCTTACGACAACGGCACTAACAGGGATCTTTATGCAGCGGTTACCATCAAGCTAGCTTCTTTTACGCCGATCGCCCCCGCCACCATTACGCTGCGCGTTTATAGCGGTGACGGCACAGACGTTCCAGACATCGGCGGAGGTTCGTTTGATAGTTACCTGGCGGCATTGACAGTGACCACAGGTGCCAAGGTCGTAACATTCCCGATGGTGCGGCTATATCCTTTTTCAAACATGCGTTTTACGGTCGTAAACAACGCAGGCGCCTCAACGGCATCAAGCGGACACGAACTTTACGTCCGCCCGTTCAATGAGGATGTCAGCTAATGCCACGCGGCGTGTCGCCACTGGACGAGGCGCTGTTGCAGAGAAGGCTCTGGACACCGGCCCAACTGCGCACCGCCTTGTGGCTTGATGCTGCCGATTTGTCCACCATCAGCACGGCCACGGGCGTCAGCGAATGGCGGGACAAGAGCGGGAACGCAAGAAACTTCACGCAAGGGACTGGCGGGACACAACCCACGCTCACGCCAGGGGCGCTGAATGGCAGAAACGTACTGGCCTTCAACGGGTCGCAATGGCTGACCTCTGTGAATACAGCGGCAACATGGAATTTCCTGCATAACGCCAACGGGTCGAGCATCTTTGCCGTCTGGAAGGCCGGAAACATCAGCAATCCCAATGCGATCCATGGTTTGATGGGAACTAATGGGGCTACATCGGCCAATATCGGCGCCTATATCGCCTATGACGACAGGGCTGGTGCTCCCAGAAACAATGGCGTTCTTGTCCAGGCTTCGGGTGGTGGCAGTACGTCTCTGGGGGCTGCGTCTGCCGACGGTCTGATGCCAGCCAATACGCCTGTCATTCTTTCGCACATCGCCGATCCCAATAATGGCACTGCCGCCAACAGGTCATTTGTTCGGGTCAACAAGACACTGAGTCAAATCAACGCCTCAACGGCTGCTCCCTCTGCGTCCAATGCATCCTTTGCTTTGCAGATCGGCGCGCTTGGCAATAACACGCTGCCACTTATAGGCTACGTTGCGGAAATCATCATTCTTGCTTCTATTGCGAGCGCCAGGGTTCGGCAGCAGATCGATGGCTATCTGGCGTGGAGGTGGGCACTGCGAGATGCCTTGTTTACTGGAAGCCCGTTCCTCAATCGTCCGCCCTTGATCGGAGACTAAAAAATGCTGCGGCTCAGGGTTCCACCGCTGGGGACAGGCGTTAGCGGTAGCGGGGGGATTGTTGACGCCGCCGGGTCATCATCTGGCGCCGCCACCGCTCAGGGGCAGGGCGCTGCCATTGTTGCCGCAGCGGGCCTGGCTGTCGGTGCTGCCACGGCTGCGGGGCAGGCCGCATCAATTGCCACAGCCGCTGGATCGTCGGCAGGTTTTGCAACGGCATCCGGCCAGGCTCAGGCCAATGCCGCCTCAACCGGATCGTCATCCGGCCTCGCAACGGTAAGCGGTGTCGGCTCGGTTGGCGACTCGGTGGCAAGCGCCGCCGGTTCTTCGGCGGGTGTTGCAACGGCGAGCGGGCAGGGCGCGTCCACCGCCGCCGCCGCCGGATCGGCTGCAGGCTCAGCAACGGCATCAGCAAACGGCATGCGCTTGCTGGCCTTTGCTGGGGCGGCCTCTGGTGCTGCGACGGCAGCAGGGCAGGGCGCCGCCGTCATCACTGCTGCGGGCTCTGCTGCCGGTGCTGCTACGGCGGTAGGGCAAGGCGGGGCGACAGTGGCGGGGGCGGGCTCTGCGTCTGGCGTGGCAACTGCGGCCGGGGTTGGCCGGTCCACGGCAAGCGCTGTTGGCGCAGCAGCAGGCGTGGCAGTGGTCAGCGGGCAGGGCCCGAGCCTGATTGCCGCCCGCTTTGCATTCCCTGACGATCCACCGAATGGGGGAAAACTGGTTATGTCACGCCAGGGCGGGCAAAGTCTCGCCGAGGTTTCAATGAGTACGTTTTACATCAAGCGGGGCGACACTTCACCCGCGATCCGCTATGTGCTAAAGCCAGCAACGGTCGTGCTGACCGGCGCATCCGTTCAGTTCCAAATGCGACCAAAACGACCGCGTGGTGCCGCTGCCGTGATTGACGCTGCGGCCGTGGTGGTGACCGCAACGGGCACGCCAACACTGGAATATGCGTGGCAGGCGGGCGAAACTGACAACGCTGGCCTGTTTGATGCGGAGTTCAAGGTGACCTATGCCGACAATGAAGTTGAGACGTTCCCGAATGACGAGTTTATTACGGTCAAGGTTTCGGAAGACATTTGACAATCTAGCCCTGTTCCCTGGGGTCACCGGATCAGCCGCCAATCTGATTTAGTGGGATCACTGCGGGAGCGGGAAAACTGAAGCAGAGCTTAATACCCCATGGACAGCGGCAACCAGCCCCCAGGCACCCCCGGCAAGGCACCTTTCTGGCGCGAGGTTGAGCAACAGGTGGCAGCGGGCCTAATCCTGCTGGCCGTGGCTGGCATTGGCTACATCGGCATCACCGTGCCGCGTCAGCTTGATCTGGTATTGGAGAACCAGAAAGCCATCCTCGGCCGCCAGGTTGCTGCGGAACTGCGGCTTGAGAAAGTGGAGAGTGCGCTCAACGGCATTGATCGACGGGTGACGCGACTGGAGGCCCAGTGAACTGCCGGGAGGTGATCATCAACACCGTGGCCCTGTGCCTCGGTCTTGCTGCTGCCGGGGGGTTTGGCGGGGCGATCTACTGCCAGTCGCAGGGCGGGGAGTGCGTTGAGATCTGGAAGGCTGCAGGCACCGGGGCCCTGGCAGCAGCCACGACAGGCGGAACCTTGCTGGCTCAGCTGGATGGGCGGCGGCGGCGAGACCCCGAGGATCCCCAGGATCCAACCCAGACCTAGGCGGGTTGGGTGTGGAAGGCCTCTAGTAATTCCGTCTGCCATTCCTCCAAGTCCTTGGGATCCGTGTCTTCCCGAGCCATGATGACCGGCTCAAAGTTGATGATCTCAGCTTTGGTGCTGTTGACCATCTTGACGGTCACCCCAACGATTCCGCGCAAGATGCAGGGGGCCGAGAACATTGTGCCTCCCGGAAGGAGATCAAAAGCACGTCCCATGATGCCTAGCCCGCGCTTGCCCTTCAGTGGGAAGACCCTCTCATGGTCCCAAGCGAAGGCAGCGGTAGGCACGGCACTAGGCGTGTGCCTCAGCTTGCCGGGAAACCTGGGGGAGAACCTGACGTGACCATGGCCAACACTTCCCCTATTGCCCTGCCCCAGTTGTTCAGGTACTGGCGTGCTCTGCCCCATCAGTCGGCGGCGATCGTTGAGCTGGAGGCGGATCTTGCCGCCAATGGGCACGCGGTAGCCATGCGGCGCGACCGGTCCTGGTTTGCAACCTGGAGCCAGGACGGCAAGCAGGCTGAGCCTGTGGAACCGCCAGCGGCACGACCGACCAACCCGCTAACGGGGTTCCCCTATTTTTCGCAGCTCGACAATGAAGGCGGGACCGGACACAGGGAATGCCAGACGAGTTCGATCGCAATGTGCCTGGCTTATCTCGGTGTTGGCGGGATCGCCTCGGATGACCAGTACCGGGCCGTCGTGCGGCGCCACGGTGACACCACCGACCAGGCGGCACACCAGGCGGCACTGAAGGAGCTGGGGGTCAAGGCGCGGTTTGTGACGAGCTGCTCGGCCTCCCAGGTTCAGGCCGAAATCAAGGCGGGCCTACCTGTCTGCATGGGGATCCTGCACAAGGGCCCTGTTGGTGCTCCTACCGGTGGTGGCCACTGGATCGCCTGCTATGGCTTCGATGCGTTCGGCTGGGCCGTGATGGATCCGCAAGGTGACCTGGATCTAATCAACGGCAGATGGATCCGCACAGGAGGTACTGCGGGTCGCGGTTTGCGTTACAGCTACCGGCACCTCAACCCTCGATGGTTGGTAGAGGGCCAATCAAGGGGCTGGGCCTGGCTGTTCAGCTAGACACCTGGATCCGGCAACGGAGGGGGCCCCACACTGGGCCCTGTGATGTGCCTGGCCGCCAGGGTGACCCCTGCATCCCGGCAGCGGCGCCGGAGGCTCCGCCAGGCCGCTGCGCCAGACTTTGACTCCACGCATAGATCCCCAGCGCAGATGCGCCAGATCGGCTCCCCGTTGACCACTACCACCTCCTGGACCGGGACGAGAGGATCAGGCACCGGGCTACCGCTGTGGTTCTGAAGGTTTCCGGGTTCCCAGGGGCTGAGACTCACTGCGGCAACAGGCGTGCGCTTATGAGACGGTATCGAAGGAAAACGTCTTCAAAGCGCTAGGCTCCGAAACCACTGCAACGCAGCCTATCCATGAAGCTCGGCTACGCCCGCGTGTCAAAGGAGGAGCAGGCCGACTCCCTGCCTGCTCAGGTGGCCAGGCTTCGGGCGGCCGGCTGCGATCGGATCGTGGAGGAGATGGAGAGCGGCAAGGTTGACACCCGCCCAGGCCTGGCGGAAGTGATCCTTGAGGTTCGCTCAGGCCGCGTGGCCGAGCTGGTGATCACCAGAGCCGATCGGCTGGGCCGCAACGCCGCCTTCGCCGATGAGCTGCTGGCCCTGTGCGGGATCCAAGGGGTCAAGGTCACGGCGATCGACGGCGGCACCATCGAAGCGGCGTCACCCCAGGGATTCATGCAAGCCCGGATCCTCACCACCATGGCCGAGGTGGAGTCGCGGATGCTGAGCCTGCGGCTGCGGCGGCAGTTTGAGCAGTACCGCTCCCAGGGCCGCCACCTACGGCGCCGGAAGCCGTTCGGGTATCGAGGGGGTGCCAACCACCGGCTGGAGCCCCACCCGGAGCACTGGCCCCAAGCGTTGAAGGTGCTGGTGCGGCTGCGGGAGCTGGGGAGCTTCTCGGCGGTGATGCGGGAACTGCCGAGCTGGTGCAGCTGGACCCCGGCGAGCCCGAACCTGCAGGCTTGGTTCTACAACCCCTGCATCAGGGGGCACGTGGGCCACCTACTGCAGAAAGGCAGCGGGAAGAGCTGGAATCAGCAATGGGGCGAGATCCACTACGACCAGCATCCGCCGCTGATCGGGGAGGGGGATTGGCAGGAGCTGGCGATGTACTTGCGGCGGCCCGGCAATACCTTTCTGGGTCGAGGCCGTGAAGCTCGCCATGGGCTGACCGGGTTGCTGAGCTGCGCGGCGTGCGGCCACAGCCTGCGCCGCAACAACTCGGGCAATACGGCATGGTGGCGTTGCCGTCACCGGTTGTGCGAGGAGAAAGGCGCCATCCGGGAACCTGATGCCATGCCTCTGGCGGTGGCAGCGTGCGTGGCTGCTGCAGATCGCCTGGCGGCAGCGTATGCCATGCCTGCGGACGAGGATCCGGCGGTGGCGGCAAAGCGGCGGGATTTGGAGCAGCTAGAGGGGCTGGCCAGACGTAACCCGGCTATTTCCTCGGCTTGCGTTGAACTTCGCAAGGAGATTGACAGCCTGATACGACGGCCGAAAGTGGCGCCTGAACTGGCTGGGTATGCCGAGCGCATCAGCGACCCTGAGTTTTTCGCGGGTGCGACACCAGAGGAGCAGCGGGCGCTGTTTGGGGCGGTACTGGAGACCCTGGCGGTGGGTCCAACGGGGGAAGTCCGCGCTCAGCCGCGTAGCTGGTAAGGCGACTTGCGATGGCCTCGCGGAGGGTCATTGCGGCGGCCATCAGCAACGAGCCTCTGGGTCACCCTGCAGCCGTGTAATCAGCTGCTCGCGCGTTGTCAACCGTTCCGGCAGCGGCGGCAGCGGACCGGCCATGCCGTCCAGGGTGGCCCAGAGGTAGACGCCTTCCACCACCTGGCTGTCGTAGCCCTGAAGATCCCAGCGCACCAGGCGCCTGACGGCCTCCCTGGCTGTCGCCAGATCGCCCCGCAGGTGCTCTGCCTCCTGCTTCGCCTCCCTGGCCTCCTGCTCCGCCATGGCACGCAGGTTGTGAGGCGTGGCTCCGCCGGGGCGGTGGACGGTGACCAGAATGTTCCCGTCGCTGGAGCCAAAGGTCAGTTCCAGATAGTTCACGGCCTTGGGGTTGTCCTGAAGCAACCCCAAAAACATGCCGGCGATCATCTGTGCGCCAGGAGCCGCAAAGCCCATGGTGGCCTGCTGTTTGTGAATCGCTATCCCCGTCAGCGTCGGGTTGGCAAGGGCATTGGAAAGCGCCTTGTTGCGACGCTCCAACCGCCGGATCGTGCGCCACGGGGCCAGTAGGCGGGCCAGGGTGCGGAGGGTGGGGTTGTTCATGGTGTCACCCCCGAGGCCACCACCGGCCCCGGCTCTACCAGCTGCACCTGCCGCCCGTCGCCATCCCACGCCAGCCCGTGGCCGGGGCATTGGCGAACGCCGGGGGCCAAGTAGCGACCGCAGGCGATCGGGATGCCGCGATGGGGACACAGGCCATCAACCACGCGGCAGCCGGCGTGGGCCTTTTGTAGCTTGCCCGCCCATTTTGCTTGAGGGAAGACAGGAGGCACTGGCCGGCGACACTGCAGCCGCCGTAGCTCAAGTGCTGCGTTGCTGGCTATCTCTAAATAATGATCATCATGTACGCCATTACTTCTACCGCCATCCGATAAAGATACAGGCTGCGCCAGTGCGCGGGGTTCAGCGTAAAAGTCTATCGTAATGAACCTTGTATCGACGTGAATATGAAAAGGGTTAAATCCAACGTGCTCTTGATCTTCATGTAAAGACCCAATCAATGGGATCCAGTTTCCCCAGCCAAAGAGCTTGCGTCTCAGTCTGGGATGACTAATGCACGGCACCATATAACGGCGCCCAGCTATGCAGCCCTCAGGGGAAGAATGCGCGGCCATAAAGTCGGCGAAGCGCTGGAGGTTGGTGGGGATGCTCATGGCTGCACCCACTCCACCAGCGTCGCCAGGAAGTCGCGAACCGCGGCTTTGCCCTCTGGCGTGTCCAGATCGGCGGCCCGAGCCTCAGCCAGGGTCGGCGGGGGCGCAGGTGGTGGAGGGCTGTGGAGGTTGTTGGCGATGGCAAAGAGCTTGCCAATAATTGACACATCGCTCCATGTGATAGCCGAAGAAACCCCCGCTTGACCTAGCGCTTCACGCAGAAAGGCGGCGAGGCAGCGGCGAAAGTCGCTAGGCGGAGGTAGGTCGTCGAGGCTTGTGAAAGTAAGAATTGCCGCATCAAATGCCGCTCTTGCTTCTGGTATCTCTACCGGGAACTCAACGTGACTCACGCCGCCACCCCCGCTAACCGCTCCATCTTTTGGTAGGCATAACCAGGTAGCTCCAGCGGCTGAGCGGCCGAGTCGTAGCCGGGCCACCAGCCCGAGGCTTCGGCTTGCACAGCCCTCTCCAGCGCCCGGCGGGCCATGCGGCGGCCCAGCTCGGCCTGCTCATCGCCGAGGATGTAGCGGCCGACGAACTCGGGCCTGGGGTGGGCCTTTTCCGCGGCGATGAACTCGAACTCATAGCCGTTGGGGGCCAGGATCAGCGCCCCTTCCGGCAACCCCAGTAGAACCTCGATCTCCGCCCGGCAGAACTGGGCGGCATCGCGATACCAGGCTGCCGAGAGGCAGTAGTTGTAACTAGCAGCAGCGCGGCCGAAGTGATCGGGGCCGGGGCCTGCATCCATGGCGCTCTTCAGATCGCCGATCCATAGGCGATCCCCGAGGAAGCGCACCGCGTCAAGCCTCGCCTTGCAGCGGGCACCGGTGAGCGGATCAACCCACGTGAGGGTCAGCTCATTGCCGGCGCGGTTCTGGGGGGTGTCAGCAAAGCGCGGGCCTAGGACCGGGTGGCCAAGGATTGCGCCGGCCAGAGCATCGCCGAGGCGCAGATCCTTGTCGCTGACATTCTGGGCAGCGTCGGCGCCGGGGTGCTCCGCTATGAAAGCCTTCCACCATGCCTGCCGCGCCATGGCGTCTTGCCAGTTGGCGTAGGTCGCGGTGTCCTTGTTGATGGTCCCGTCCTTGCGCGGCTTTGGCCCCTCCAACTGCTTCGCCGTGGGTCGCTTCGGGGCATCCGGCGGCAGCACCAGATAGCGCTGATCGAACAGCTCGGGCTCCAGCAGGCGGCAGTGAAACAGGTTGCCGATCAGGAACTGGCCGGCGTCCTCCTTTTGCTCGCGATCGGGATTGATGAACTCGCTCCAGGCGTGGGCTTCGGTTTGGTCCGCGATCACCTTCAGCAGGCTGGCATTTATTCCAGGTAGCTGGTCGTAGGCCTCACGAGGCAGGCCGGAGAACACCTGGGGGGCGCCGGTGAGCGTGAGCCCCCAGGCCACCTCCCAGGCGGCTTCGGGGCTCAGCAGGGCCTCCCCGATCGGGGCGGGGCTGGGGGTCTGGACAGGGGCGGAGATTGTGGTCATGGCAGCAGCGTCGATGGGTTTCGTTCGTAAACAGTCGGAGCCTGTTCGTGCTCGTCGTCCAGCTCGTCGTAGGGGCGGCGCCGGGGCTCCGGCAGGTCGTCTTCGTCGTAGAGCAGTAGGTCGGTCATCCCAACCCCCGTGCGGCCTCGGCGGCGGTCTCTAGCTGGCAGGTGATCTGCTGGGCCCTGGCCCCGGCGCCCGGCTGCAGCTGTTCCAGCACGGCGGAATCAAGGCTCAGCCGGCGCAGATCAGCGGCCACGGCCTCGGCCTGGCCGCTGATCAGCTCCAGCTCATCGAGCAGGTCAAGCGCCATCGGGCGCGGTTGCGGCGGTGCCGCAGGAAAGGTGAAGGTCATCAAAGGAGGATTCGCTGGTTGACTGCCCCTGTCGGGACATGGGTTAATCATAGCGAAAGACGGCGCTCTAGTCGCTTGATTGTTTCAATAGCCGTAACGGCTCGCACCGTCAGTTCATTGGCTCTATAGGGGTCGTAACGCTCCAGTGGCGTGGTGAGCTGATAGCTCAGGGCTGCCAGCGCCAGGTCTAGGGCGTCAGCGTCAGCCGAGACGGACCCAGGGGGCACCGGCACCACCTCGGGGAAGAGGCAGAGATGCAGGTAACCCCCGTCATCCGCCTCCCATGCGCCGGCCGTGATGGCGGGCAGTGGGCGGGTCGCCGCATCGGGGAAGCGATCCCCTAGGAGCACACCCGTGGGCTGGCCGTTGGCGCCGTGGTGGGGCCACTCGCTGAGCAGCTGCGCTAGGGCTGCAACGGTGATTGGGGGATGGGCCATCACCGCAAAGCCTGGAGGATCACCTCGGGCACCAGCAACAGCTGGGCCTGAGGGTTGACTTGCCGCTGGCCGTGCCAGATGCAGGGCAGGGCGATGAAAGGGGCCAGGAGAAGCCCCAGGAGGTGGAGGCGGGTCATGCGGATGGCCTCGTGGAGGCCAGCGTCCGCTCCCTGGCCTCTAGGTGCGTGATGCGAGCGCGGAGAAAGCGGACTTCCCTCCCTCGCTCGTTTCGGCTTTCCAAAAGACTCTTGGTGCGAGCGCAATAGATGGAGTGTTGGCTTGCTTTGCCAGCAATAAAGCCAACTCCTAAGCAGACAATGGCGACGATGATAAACATTGAACGAGTTGCAATGATGAGCATTAAGTGGCCTTCTTGATGGGCAGGATTGCACTATCCAGGTCACGACAGGCAAGCTCATAGCCGAACGCTGCCGCGAGCTTCATGGCGTTGGACGTGTCGCCCTCGGCTTGCCGAAGGATCTCCTCCTCCGGCACCGCGATTTCAGACGGGACGCAGGCGGGCATCAGACCAGCTCCCGTTGAATGGAATCTTCGCCGGGCTCCTCCTGTTCCGATTCAGCCGGGGCCGGATCGGGCTCAGGAGCGGCAGCGGCGGCAGCCCTGAGGGCCGGCTTGGCGACGCGCTGGGGCGCCGCTGCTGCTGGCTGCTGCGGTGGCGCCTCTTCGGTCGCCTCGGTCGCCTGGGGTGTCAGCTCAGCGATCTGCTCAGCGGACAACACTGGCTCCCCGTCCGCGTGGCCGCAGCCGCGGTTCCAGCGCTCCCGACTGCCCGCGTTGGCGAGACTCTGCATCAGGGCGGTGTGTTGCTCGGCGGGGATTTCCGCCAATGCCTCAATCCCAAAGGCGTTGCAGGCGTCCGCTTGGAACGCAGCCCGGCCGATCGGGCTCAGCTGCCGCTCCAGTGCGGTCAGGAGCTGCTGCTGCTGCTGCTCGGTCAGGGTCGCGACAGGGGCGGCAGCGGCGGCGATTGCAGGGGTCTCGGCGGGCACTTCGGCGGGCAGGAGCAGGTGATCAAGGTCGGTTTCCTGCCGCTGGCCCCGATCGGCCCGCTCATCCAAACTGGCCGCCTTGACCAGTTCAATCGAAACGGGCAGGTACTTGAACATGCGCCGAATCACTGTCTTGCGGCACATTTCATCAAACGATGAAATCCAGGGCGAGTCTTTTTTGTTGTACTTGATCGCAGTTTGGTAGCCCTGGCTGCCGTCGCGGATCTCCTCCAGCTCATGGCGGTCCATCACCTCAAACTGAATGCCACCATCCTTCAGCTTGGCAACGGCATAAGCGTGGGTCAGCTCGCCCCGCTCGCCTGTGGCAGGCTGATGAACAAGGTCTTCATGAAGACCGTAGCTGTAGTCAAAGCGATCGTTTTCGTAGACGGAGCGGGCGGAAAGGCTTTCGATCTGCCCCGAGCGCCGGGCAAGCTCAATCATGCCCTTGTATCCAATTTGGAACTGGCACTCATCCCGATAAGGGATTAAAAAAGCGTGGCCAAGCGGCCCGCCGGGCTCCAGCCCAAGCTGCGCACACGTGAAGATAGCTCCCAGTAGGGAGGGCGCTGAGCACTGGGCGAGCCGAGGATTGCGACGCACCTCCGAGAGGGCGATGCGAAGCAATCGCTCTGGCGTCACGTGCTCCGGCAGTACCAGGGCGATCTCACTCCCGTGCTTTTTGAGCAGGTCTTCAATCGTTCGGACCGTGCCGCCTGTTGCGCCGTTTGCCGCTCGACCTGCAGGTTGCTGGCGTTGCATCGGCCCTGAGCCGTTGCGTCTCACCATAGAACTGTTCATGTCGCTTTCGCTGGTTGGAACCCTTGCGGGCTCCGCCACCCTATCCAGACTCGGGCCGGAATGGGGTAGCGTACGAAACATCTCGCAACATTGCCGGGGGTTATCCTGATATGGGCTGGCACAGCTGATACGCATCTAATCTGCTGCAGATTGGCCACCTCTACCTCATGTGTTTTTGCCTAATCTGCCGCAGATACGCTGATCCCGTTCAATGTGCCCCCCCCCCCCGCAGTCGTGGTGATCCAATGCGAGTCCTGATTGATTCTGAGCAAGAAGCGGCCTTGTTTGAACGGCGGCTTCGCGCCGTTCACCACTGCCTGGGGCCTTTGGTTGAGATTGAGGTTTGTCTTCCCGATGGCAGACGCCTGCTTTCGCCCCGCGGCGGACTCTCCCCGGCCGCCCGCTGCGCCTCACTCAACGAGCGAATGGAGGAGAGGCTGAGCCGGGTGTGAGGTGTGATCAATCTCTCGGGAGCCGGTAAAGGCGCTCCCTCACATCAGCCGGATCAATCGGCCCGTCACCGTCCAGGGCCCCCAGCATCGCCCCCAGAACTGGAAGTTCCTGATCCAGATCGCCCCCGGAGTAGACCTCAAAGCCCACGACCACAGACCGCAGGCGCTGCCGGCGCCTCTCCTCGGTCACCCCGTAGGCGGTCAGTGCCTGCTCCAGGGCGTCGCCGATCGTCACCTTCCGGTCCCTGGCCCAGGCCTGCACGATGCGGCTGAGGTTGGCCGAGAGGCGGCGGGCTTCCATATCGCTGATCCCACCCTCTTCCAATGACTCCGGCACCAGGCGGCCAAGCCAAACTTGGTAGAGCCCTCCTGCGTCGAGGGGATCGTGACTCCCAGGGTGGCGCAGGCAGAACGGTTCCGCGGGCAGCCCCAGGGTGCTGGGGATCGGGCCAAAGTCGAGCAGATCGTCCACGGCTTGGCAGCTGATCCCAGCGGCCTGAGCAAGCCTCAGATTCACCTGGGCTAAGGCGTCGATTGTCTGGGGGCCAGCCTTTTTGAGTTGCCCGGTGCGCAGATACGAAACCTGGCTGGTGCTCAACCATGTCATTCCCCAGGGGTTCGCCCATTGCGAGAGCTTCACCATCTGCTCGTGCGTGAGGCCGTTCCGAGCCAGCAGCATTCGCACCCCTCGACTAAACACGGCGATGCCACCCGCCAGGCGGTCTAGGCCGTATTCAGAGCTTGCGTAATCGGATCGAGCCATTGTTTGTGCCTGTTCGTTCCTGCATCGTCGATGAAAGGCTACAGCAATGGCAGATTCCGGCGCAAAATTACAGCAGAATTACAGCAGAAAACCCCCGTCAACCAGCGAAGCCAACCGGGGGTCTTCTGGGTGGCAAGCCACCGCAGCAACTCTACAGGGCAGCGAAAAAAAAGGGGAGGCGCTGCGGCCTCCCTTGCTTCTGTCTGAACAGGGTTTGCCGGGGCTCAGTCGTCGCTATCGCCTGCGCCGATGGGCACCAGGCGGACCTGCTTGCGGCCCAGTTTGATCTCGAACTCGTCGCCGGGTTCCAGGCCGAGCATGGCGGTGTAGGCCTTGCCGACCATCAGGTTCCCGTTGAACTGCACCTTGGTGGTGAAACTCAGCTTGCGGCCGGGCTTGCCGGGACCCGAGGAGTCGCCGCCAAAGCCCACGCCCTTGGCTTCCAGCAGGGCCTCATAGAAGGCGGTGAAATTGAGGCGCTCGGTGCCGTCCTTCTTGGTGCTGACGTAGCCGGTGGAGCGGACCAGATCGCTCTTTGAAGCATCGCCCAGCTCCTTGACCTTGGCGAGGAGGTCAGCGCCGACCAGGGGGGCAGACGCTGCGGTTGCAGCGGGGGCGGAAGGGGTTGCGGTCATTGCAGAATCAGATTGCCTAAGCAATACTAATCTTACTCTGCACTAAAGCAACAGGCAATCACCCTGGCTGCTCGTCGTCTTCAGGTGGCTCCTCCCCGGCCGCCAGGGCTTCCACCCGCTCCAGCTCCTCCAACAGGGGCACCAAGGGCTCCACAAGGGGCCACAAATCGAGATCAATCTCCACGGCAAAATCCGCAAGGCAGCCACATACTGCCCGAGCGGATGATGGTGGCGCTGATTGGCGCGGCGGATCAGCGGCGGAAGGGATCAGCGTTCACCAATCCCCCAGGCGGCAGCAGCGCACCACGGCGGCACGGCGACCCAGGCCGGTGAGTTCCTGGGCCGAGGCGATGGCGTGGGCTTGGCTGGTGGCCATAAGATCGAGGGTCACGCAGCCGGCAGGGGTGGGCAGGGTGACCCGGTAGGGGAGAGGAGCGGTCATGCGCCTCGCCGCCTGCGCTGGTCAAAATCCGCAGCAGTCGCCGGGGTCTTGATGTATTTGGTCGTGGCCATGGGTTGGGTTCCGCTGGTTGACGGTGGCAGGATTGGGTGCGGCTCCGGTGGGCCGCGCTGGATCAGGCCAGCAGCCGCCGAACCTGCGATCGGTTGCGACCCAGCCGCTCGGCTATGCGCCGCTGACTGAGCCCAGAGCGGTGCCACCGGCGGGCTCGCTCGCGATCGGTCTCAAGGAACCAAGCGACGACCGCCAGGACGATAACGAGGGGCACGAAAGCCGAGAACAGGATGCAGGAGATGGAGGCCATGGTTCGGATTGCAATGGGGTGGGGTGCTCCGGGGCCTTTCAAGGCCTCGCCGGAGCGGTTGCTGCGTGGCTGGCTCGAAAGGCCATCACCACCCCAGAACAATAGGGGCAGAATTGGGTAACTGGCAACAGGCGCGACCGCGCTTCCCTGAGATCGCCCTTCCTGCCCTGTTTCTCGGGTATTGCGGTTTGTTAAGCAAGCAATCCAGGGCCATGTCGTAGCCCATTCGGGTCTGGACAGGCATAATTGGGGGGACCAGCACCGATCCCATGACCGAAGCCACTAGCCCTTTTGTTGAAGATCTGGACGACCAAGGGGACGAGGGCCAGCCCAGTGAAGCCGTAGCCAAGCTTCTAAACCTGGCCGCTGAGCGGCTTGACCTTGCCGGCTTCATTGAGCTGGCCCTGTTCTCGGTTGACATCGTCACCGTCGAGCTGAGCGAACAGCTGGAGGAGGGAGACGAAATCGGCGCCCCTGTGATGGCCACCCCCGTGGCCACTCTGGAGCGCCTGAAGATCGCCTCCGATCTTCTGGCCGGCGTTGACTTCGGGGATAGCCCCGAGGAAGGCGAAGGCGAAGAGGGCGAGGACCTGGCGCAGGCCGTCTGATCACCTGTCTGAACGGCAGGTACGCCGCAAGGGCCCCAATGGGGCCCTTTTTGCTGTCAGATTGGCGCCTATAGGTGCGGCGGAGCTGCAACGGCCGGTCTCGGGACCGATTCCGTGCGGAGGGCCATTCACCCTCCCCCCAACGGAATCACCGTGATCAGCGCCCCCGGCCGTTCGTCGCCGACGCACCAGCGCTTGTCACAACTTCCGCCGACGATTCTGGCGTCATCTTCATAGGCCAAGCGGCTCAGTGCGTCTTCGGTAGATCGCTGGAGTTTGCTGTAGTCCGGCTTGACGCAGTGGAACAGCGGGGCTTCGCGGCTGGTGGCACTGACCAGGGATGGATTTAAGGGCTTCAGGGTGCCGTCCCTGCGGTAGTGGTTCGCGGGTCGCTGAAACAGGAACACCGCCGACATGCGCACCGGCCCCTGCATCAGGGGCACCTTCGCCGCAATGGCTTCAAGAGCCACCAGCTCACGCCAGGGCTTCACGTTGCGACAGGACTCCCGCATCCCCCCGTTCGGGAGCCAGTCCTTCGAGCCTTGCGGCGCCGGCGCCATCCCTTCCACCCGAAAGGTGACGCTCTGTGGCCCTGTAAGGCCGTCCTGCCCTGCTCCCGCGCCCTCCCCACCAGAAAGCCCCTGAAGGCCCGCTGTGGCCGATTCTCCCCGGCGCTGGTGGTGATCCCGACAGGCATTGGCGGCGGTCATGCTGCGCCTTCCTGCAGGGAGTAGCGCCGCAGGGTTCGCTCCATGTCCACGGCATCAACCCAGGCGCCGAGGGCCTCGTCCGCCGGCCTGGCCTCCAGTTTCACCGCACCATCGGCAGCGGCCCACACCACCACCGCCTTGGCTAGCGGGATTCCCGAGTCCGCCATGGCTGCCACCGCGGCGCCCAGCTCCGCCCATGGCGCCAGTGGGTGAATCCGATCATCCGGGCCACTCCAGATCGCCAGCAGCCCCAGGCCGCCGTCATCAAACCGCACCGCCAGGTCCACGGTGGTGGCCGCCTCCTGCCTGAGCACCGCCACGTGCAGTAGGGAGCCCACCACCTCGATCCGCTGCCAGAAGGCGTGGCTCACCAGGGCCTCCACCGCCGGGCGGGCCGTATTGAAGCTCGTGGAGGTTGGCACCCATGCCGTTCCGGCGGCGGCCGGGCCCCACAGGCTCCGGGCGCGGCTGGCTATCGCCGCCCGGCACAACCGGCAGCGCTCTGGGGCTCCAGGCTGCGAGGGAAAGGCCGCCGCCACGATCCCGCGGGCGGGCATCAGCACCTGCATCCCCCGGTCAGGGTGCCAGTACAGGCCATCGGCAGGCTCGGGCACTGCGTCGCCAACCAGCCAGCCGTCTTGCGTGGTCACCGCCATGGGTTCACCCCCTGGAGGACCAGCTCGGCCACCACCACCTCAGCCGGTGGCAGCAACCCCGGAGCGCTCTGGGCCTGCTGCAGCAGATCATCCGCCAGGCGGCCATTGGCCAGGATCCACGCCCCGGCAATACCCCCGTCATCGGCCTGCAGTGGCCAGAAGCCATCAAGGCAGCGCTGAAACCACCACCGGCCCTGAGCCAGCCGCGAATCATCGGCCTTCCAGCCCCGGCCAGTATCGCCGCGGTCCCGCAGGCGCTGCATCGCCGCCGCAACACCCCGCAGATGCGCCGCGTGCTGCTCTGCGGTCATCTGGCTCGGATGCCACTGCCGGCCACCACCGGGGAGCCTCAGCCGCTCTGGAGGCGGGGTCTGCTCGTGCCGCACCGGGGCTGGATCGTGGAAGTGGTCGGGGGCCGCCATGCGCTCGGCCAGATCGGACCGCAACCGCCGCTCAGTCGCTGGCCGGTCGTTCTCCAGCGGGTAGGCGTACCGCAGCAGGGCCAGGTGAGGCGCCAACTCCTTCGGCGGCGCCGGATCCATCAGCCGCTGACCCACGCAGAACCGCAACACCTCGCCGGTGAGATCCCGCTTTGCGCTGGCCGGGAACGTGTCCCAGGCCAACACCAGGGCCGCCGGGGTCAGGGGTCGCTGCATCGGCAGGAGCTGCAGCAGGCTGGCTATCGCCGCCTGAAACTCTTCGAGGGTGATCACGCCAGCACCTCCACAAGCACTGCCTGCCGCGTGGTTGCCGTTGCCGCTGCGGCAGCCTTCGCGTCTCGATTGCGGATGAACGCGATGGCCTCCGCTGCCGATTGCTCAGGCGTCAGGCGACCCCTGAAGCCGCTGCCCATAACCGGCGTGCCGGCCTTGGTGCCGTATTGCTGCCAGCGGTTGAAGTTCAGCCCCAGCCACCCAGGGCCGGAGACCCTCGCCGCAGCGCCCTCTTCCAGCTGCTCCCGCAGGATCTCGGTGCCGCCCTGCTGATGATCCTGGATTTTCTGGGCCTCGGTGAGCATGCCCTCCCAGGCCCGCTGCGTCCGCTTGGCCTTCGGGTTTCGCGCCGGCCAGAACGCGAGCAGTTCGCGAACCACCGGCAGCAGCGCCGCCGGAACATCCTCGTGGGCTGGCTTGAACCCAGCCTCTCGCCTCTGAGCCTGCGGCTTGACCGGGACGATCGCCTCAGGATCTGGCGCCGGCTCCGGCGGTGGTTCGGGGCGGGGTCGCTGCTGCGGCTGTGGCTGCACGGCTGCCGGGGCCTTGGGGGGTGATTCCGGGGCGACCGGGGGTTGCGGCTCGGGGATTGAGACCAGGAAGCCATCCCGATCACGACACGGGCCAGCAGCGACGGCCTCGGGCCGGCGCTCCCCCTGCGTAGCGGGGGGTAAGGGGGGTTCTAAAACCTCTTGATCATTGGTTCTTGTTAGAGGGTTATTGATAGGGGGGGCATATGCCCCAGGGGTGGGGTGGGGCGTTTGCCCCAGGGGTCTCCTGGGGCTTTTGACCCTTGGGGTATTTCCCCCAGGGGTGCCTTTCAAAGCGGGCCTGTGGGAACGTGTTTCGCGCTGCTCAAGTCGAACCTTGAACATCGGCGTGAGCCCCGGTCTTTCCTTGCGATCCAGCCAGCCATTGATCTCCAGCCAGCGCCTGGCCTCGCGAATGTCCTTCGGGTCCATGCCGCACTCCTTGGCCTGCGTTTCAACCGAGGGGAACGCATTGCCTCGGTCGCCGGGCTCGCCGCTTGCGTGGTCCCAGAGATTCGCGTAAACGAAAACCGTGCCCTTTCTGCTCTTGCAGTCGGCCAGCAGCGTGGATGGCACAAGTGAAAACCCGGTTCTCGTGATGACCGGTCGTTTATCTGCGGTTGTCATGTAGAATCATGGGGTTGGCGATAACTGATCACCCTCCCTTCCGCCGGGCAAGCATCGGGGAAGGTGATCGTGGGAGGCCCGGCTGAAAAGCTGGGCTTTCTGCTTTGAGGCCTCCGGTACGGGATACCCTACCCCCTCCGGCCCTTGTCTGGATCTGGGTGGCGCGATGGGGTCGCCCAAGCGGTTGCGGGATGGGTTGCGGCGATTGGTTGCGGTGCAACCCTAAAATCCTTGTCAGGACCGGGATTATCCTTGGCATCAATCTGGGACCAAGGACAGGGCTGCAGAGGCCTTGAGGAGCCCGCCGAGGCCTATGACCGCTTCATGCAGTTCCTGGAGTTGGGCCCCGACCGGACCCTGACGGCCCTGGCCAAGATCCTGGGGATTTCACATCAGGCAATCAGCAAGGTAGCCGCCCGCTTCAACTGGAAAAAGCGATCCGAGGCCTACGACCGCAGCAGGGGCAAGAAAGGTAAGCCGAAGCGCACCGCGCCGCCCACCCCGCCAACACCGAAGCCGCCTCCAGTCCCGAAGGCGCCCCAGTCACCATCCCCGGCCAGCACCACCAAGCTCGTCAACCCCGAGGTGCTGGGCCAAGTGGACGACTCCATCACCGCCCTGGCCGAATCCCATCTGGAGGTGCTCAGCCGCTACCGCAAGGCCTATGACGCCCTCGGCAGCGGCATGGCTGAGGAGGCCCAGGCCCTGTTCCCTTTGGTGCGGGCCTTTCGTGGTGACCTGGAACTCGCCCGCGAGATCTGGCGCCAGCTACTGGAGCAACAGGAGATCGAGCGGGCGAACGTGATGGCCCGGATGCTGTGGGATCTGATCCCGGCCTACTACCGCCTGTGCGAGGCCATGCACGGGCTCGCGAATGGCGGCCGAACGCATTGGGGAGACAGCGCGGGCGTTCACAAGATCCTTGAGGAAGCCTTCAACCTCAAGAAGGGCCAGCCGTGAGCGAGCCCCGCTGCACCGCCGAGATGGTGGCCACCATCGCCCGCGAGCACCCCGGCCAGCACCCGTACACACTGAGCCTGCTGCTGCAGGCCCGGTACGGCCGGGTTTTGGAAGGTCGCGAGGTGGCTCGGATATTGGCTGGGTTAATCCCTGTTCAGACAGGCAGTTAATGGGTATGCTTATCAGGTCATCAACTAGCGAACCCATGGCGCCCTGTGCTCCACCACCGCCAAGGCCCGATCCCAGGCCCGCACCACGCCGACGCCTCGCGCCTGATCTCGCATTGGCGGCGGCCACGCTTCAGCGCTCCGCCCTCCCCTGGGGCCACCCCAGCGCCGTGGAGCTGCGCCGCCTGTTCCGGGAGGAGCGATGAAGGAGCCCCGCTTCGTGATTCTGGCTGACCCTCCAAAATCTTATGGAAAGGCCATTGCTGCAGCGTGGTTTGCCGCTGGTTTCGCCGTGGGCTTTTTTGCGGCGATCCCTTTGGCCCCGTTGCTTGTTCTGCCGTCGAGGCATGCGCCTTGCCCGGTTCAGCGTATTCGCTGAATAAATAACAACAATCTTTTGAGATGGCCTAACCACTATCCCCCAAAACCCTGGGCCTGCACCGCCACTACGGCACAGCTGTGAGCCCCATGCTCACCACCCATTCCACCCCTCAAGCTCCCATGCCTGAATCACTCCTCAACCTGCCCGAAATCCTGGCCAGCCACGCTCGCTGGTTGGCCTGTGATCCGAGCGGCCAACGCGCCAACCTCAACAGGGCCAACCTCAACAGGGCCAACCTCGACGGGGCCAACCTCAACGGCGCCAGCCTCAACAGGGCCAGCCTCGACGGGGCCAACCTCAGCAGGGCCAACCTCAACGGCGCCAGCCTCAACAGGGCCAGCCTCGACGGGGCCAACCTCAGCAGGGCCAGCCTCATCGGCGCCAGCCTCGACGGGGCCAACCTCAGCGGGGCCAGCCTCATCGGCGCCAGCCTCAACAGGGCCAGCCTCGACGGGGCCAACCTCAGCAGGGCCAGCCTCATCGGCGCCAGCCTCGACGGGGCCAACCTCGACGGGGCCACTGGCATCGTTATCGCAGCCGACGCTCCTCAACGCCTCAGGGCCGCCGCAGCTGCCGCCCTCCAGGAGGGTGCGCTAGAGATGGGCGCCTGGCACTCCCGCGACACCACACATTGCCTAGGCGGCTGGCTGATCCATCAGGCCGGAGAAGTTGGCCGGCTCCTGGAGGCCACAGTCGGCCCAGGGATCGCCGGTTTGATGCTCGGCGGCGTCGAGGCTCACAGCCATTTTTACGACAGCAACGAAGCCGCTACCGAGTGGCTGCGTTCGGTGCTGGCGCAGCCTGAGGCGAAGTCGTGATCGAACCGCTATCCCCCGAGTCCCTGACCCGGTTGCGCCAAGCCGCCGCTGTCGGCGTCGTCGCGTCTCAAGTGCTGGTCAACCTGCTGGAGCGGGTGGAGGCGCTGGAGGCTGCGCAGCAGCAGCCGCATCAGGACAAGCTCGACCGGCTGATCGCGCTGGATCGAGGCGACGACGAGCCCACCCCCGAGGCTGCCCCGGTGGTCACGGATGAGGAGCTGTGCAACGCCTACAACAACGCTCCAGGGCACGGCTTTGGGCCTGCCCTCCGCGCTGTCTACGACCTCAACCGCCAGCACGGCGCCGCCCAATCGGCCATCCGCCCGGTGATGCAGCAGCACGGAACCCGCACATCGGAATTTCCGTCAACCGCCCCGCCGGCCGCGCATGCCGGGGAGTTGGTGGAGAGGGTTTGCGGAGAGATGACCGGGGACGACGATCCATCCATTGATGCCCACGCCGCGATCCGCGAGGTAGCGGCGTGGCTTGATCAGCGGGGCCAGCACGGTTGCTCGCTGCTACTGCGTGAGGAGGCTGGCCGATGAACGCCCGAACATTGCAAGCTGCCATAACCGAAGCCGAGCGCTTTCTGGATCTGGCCAGAGAGCTTCAGCCCGAACTTGCCAGCGGCTATCACAACGGCAGCAAAACCTCAGGCTCCACCCGCCGCGCATCCATGGATCTCACCCGTGCCCTTGCTGATCTCAGGAGGCCGACATGATTGAAATCAGCTGCCACCAAAACGGAGGCAACATGAGCACCCCCGCAATCCGCGCCGCACTGGAGCGGTTGATTGAACTAGACAAAGGAATTCAAGGGATTTCCGGCATTCCCGTGGATGACTGGACCGACGCCACTGCCGCCGCCCGCGCCGCCCTGGCCCAGCCGGAGGGGGGGGGCGCGCCCGACTCACCCGCCGAGTTCCTTGCGGCTCGCCCCCTACTGGAGCAGTTGGCCCGACTTAATGATTCGGTAGGAATAACCGTTGCCGAGGTGCGCCAGCTAGCCGCTCAGGCCGCCGCGTGGCTGCGCAAAAATTCGCCAGGCCAGCCGGTAGCGATTGAGCCCCGAGGCTGCCCGACGCCAGGGGCCTGCTCCTGTGTTGTCCCTGCCACCTCGCCAGCGCCGGAGTATGCAGGCGGATCAATCAATGATGATCAGCGCGAGGCGGTGCGTGCAGCCGTGACTGAGGCGCTGGGCGGCGCATACGACTGCACCCGCGTATGGGAGGCCTGGCAAGTCGGAACAATGGGCCCCGATGATTTTGTGTTGGTAGCTGAGGATGATGATCGCGTGGCAGAGATTGCCGATGCTGCTATTGAAGCGATCTGCCCCACTGCCCCGCCAGCGCCGGAGGTGTTGGAGGCGTGAGCACCTACCAAATCTCTGACGCAGAGCTTGACGTGCTCAGCGAAAAAGTAGCGAATGACGACGCCTTGTTGCACGAATTGATCAGCCTGCGAGGCGGCTGCTCTTGTCATATCAGCCCACCGTGCCATGCCTGCTGCAGCGAATTGACAGCAGCGGAAGCTATTGAACTTGGAATCTTTGAGGACTTTGAACCATGACCGACTGCCTCCCCGGCCTCCCCCGCTACGTCCGCCAGCGCGACAACGAATGGCAGGGCGCCGACCACCAGAACGGCCCCTGGCGGCCGATCCCCGCGCCTCAGGCTAGGCTGCCGTGGAAAGTTGATGGACCGGCCCCGGCCACCATCACCCCTGCCGACCGCCTGGCCTTGGCGGTGTGCCGTGGCGCTTGCCCAACCGGTGGCCCATGCCCGGTCGAGGCGATCTGCAGCGACTGCCGCCGCGACTCCGCCGCCGTCGCCCACGAGATTGCCCGGCAACTGCGAGAGCGCTACTGCAGCAGCGCCACAGCCGACTGGCTCGACGGGGTGGGGTGCCACACGTCGGGGGCCGGGCGAGCGGTGCATCCATGACCAACCCTCCAACCGAATGCCCCAGGTGTCACGGCCACAGCTTCCGAACAGCTGATACTCGGCTAAATCGAGATGGTCGCCGTCGCCGCCGGTATCGGTGCCACAGCTGTGAGCATCGGTGGACTGTCTGGGAGGGCGAGCGCAGCCAGTCGCCACCCAAGAAGCGGCAGCGCCGCCCGCTGAGCCCTGATGAGGTGCTCCTGATCCTGCTGTCGGAGTTGAGCAGCTGCAGCCTGGCCAGGCAACTGGGCTGCTCTCATGAAGCGGTGTGCGCAGTTCGCCGCGGCGACACGCACGCCGGGCTGTGGCCGGAGATCCCGCGGCAGCGCGTCAGGACTGGTCCCTCGTGCTTCGACTGCAGCCGCTGGCGTGGGGGAGCAAATCCCTGTAAGGACGGGGTGCCGGAGGCGAAAGCCAGTAACCCCGGCTTTGCAGCCGAATGTGAGCTGTATGACCCGCGTGCGGGATGAGCCAATCCCTGTCAGGATAGCCACAGAACAACCACCCTTTGCCTTGGTCTCATGCACCAGCAATCTCCGCCGCCTCGCATCCCTATCGCGGTGATCCTGTTCCCTCGAATCAAGCCTGAGGAGGAGCCAGCGCGATCTGGCGTGGCGAAGACGCCTGACGGCCCGGAGCTCGCTGCCACGCCACGACAGATCCTTGCCCGTGCCCGGGCCATCATCAACCGCCGCAAGCCCGCACGCTTTCGCCGCCCATGACCCCACCAAACGATCAGCGCGAGGTATTCATCCCTGGTTCCAGGGGGATTCGCCACCTACAGCCCGCCGGCCCCATCCCCGACTGGCGCATCTGGCAGCTGGCTGAGGCTGGGATGATCAGCCCGTTTGAGCCGGGGAAGGTGCGGGAAGTGGAAAATGTACTGCGCCCAGGTCTTGCGCCTTGTGGTCATTTCCAGCGCCCGGTCATTAGCTACGGCACCAGCTCCTACGGCTACGACCTTACTCTTTCACCAAAAGATTTTCGCATCTTTCAGCACGTTCCCGGTTTAATCGTAGACCCCAAAAACTTTGACGACCGCTGCTTAGTTCAAGCAAAACTAAATCACGATGAACAAGGTTCATATTTTATTCTTCCTGGCCACACCTACGCTCTTGGTGTAGCTGGACCACGGCTCAAGCTCCCGCCCAATGTAACCGCAATTTTTATTGGCAAGAGCACCTACGCCCGCTGCGGCATCATCGTCAACCTCACCCCAGGCGAAGCCGGCTGGGAGGGCCACCTCACCCTTGAGATCAGCAACAGCAGCGGCTCCGACTGCCGCATCTACGTTAATGAAGGGATCTGCCAGGCCCTGTTTTTTGAGGGGGTGCCCTGCGATCTGCCTTATGGGAACGGGAAGTATCAGGGGCAGGCGAGCGGTGTCACGTTGGCGAGGGTTTGATCATGGGAAATGCAAAACTCAGTGTCAGCCGCCGCCCCCAGGGGGCGCTGATGGCGGTGGCCGGCGCACTTGCCTGCCTGCTGGGTTCACCAGCGCAGGCAAGGGATCAATACTGCTCAAATAGACCAGGCCTTTGCAGGTTAAATATCGAAGCAGGTTTCAATCGCAACACGGACACCTATTTTTGGTCCCCGAATGTTGCGCCAGGGGCAGCTCCAATCGACCTTAAGGGTGCTCCTTTTACCAACAAGGTAACCAGGCTCACGCTCAGGGGTTCCAGCAATGTGCCCATCAATGCAAATGGAAGCCCCACTCGGGCTGAGGTGCTGATCGGCAGCCTCGGGACCAATGTTTTACAAGGGGGCAACAGCTCCGGCATTGGCGCCGACACCTTTGTTGTCGGCAATTCACCCGCCGCCGTGAACTGCCAGGCTTCTGGTGTTGATTGCATAGTGTCTGGCAGTCAGGGTGCCGAAAACGATAAGGTCGTTTTGTCCGCAGTCAGTGGCAGCATTATCTATATCGATCGCTGCCTGCAGATGACCGCTCCCTACGCAGCCCATTGGCCGGGCAAGGGGGGAGAGAAGATCGCGGCTGCTGTCAAGGCCAGCCCGGCGGAGCCCAGCTTCGCGCCGATCACCGATGCAACCGGAACTTGTCCTGTCGCCTCCATCGCCACCAATTCCCTTCAGGCCACGGCTCTGCGCGGGCGGGATGCACTGCTCACCCCCTGGGAGCGCTTGCAGTCAATCACAGCCCCCTGGGGTCAGGGTCTGCGCTGGCTGCAGCAGGCGGTGGCAGACCTGCTCCAGGGGCCTCGTGCTACGGCTGCTCTGGCCCCTGTCCAGATCCCTACTTACGAAGGGGTGGCGAGGGTGATCCAAATGGACCCCAAAGGCAACTTTCTTCGCGTTGGGGGAGAGCGTGGCAGCACGATTGTGGTGAATGCCGGCAATCTGCGCTTCAACCAGCGGATCCTGCAGGCCAACCCCAGCAATGGCACGGTCTACAAGCAGATCGGCAGTAAACCAGTCCCCTTGAACCGGGGTATTGCCTTCATCTACCACGAACCGATCGGCGTTCTCGCCTCCTATTCCAACGACCGCCACCCTTACGGCTCCGAACGCAATCGCGGCAATGTGATCGCTCAGCTTGCCCTTGGTGACGGCACTGCGCTGCCGGCCCGATCCATCGACTACGTGCTCCTGAAGAATCTGTACTCGCCCGAAGGCTTGGCGTCGGTCAAACTGGCCACCACGGGCCACCCATTCAGCGCCAACTCCTGGGTGCTACTGCTCCTGCTCTCCCAGCTTGTCGCGCCGCCGCTGGCTGGGGGTCGGTCCGCCGCCGCCTGCCACGCCAGGGCGATGCGGCTGCCTTTCACCGCCTACACCACCACCCCCATCCCCAATGCCTGAACCCGACTTTCGCGCCGCCCTGAAGCAGCTTGCTGATGCCGTTGACGGGTGGGAGATGGAGCCCGCCGATGGCGACCCTCTGGCCATTGCCATGGATCACGCCCACAAGCTGCTGCGGGCCGCCGATGAAAGCGAGCGGCTGTCATCCGGGAGGCTGGTCAGCGAACGGCTTGACGAGCTTTTTGCCGAGGTTCAGCGAAGGGATCTTGAGCCTGCTGAAGTCATCCTAGGCGGCCGTGCCTTTCAGCTTTATTGCAAAGAAAGGCACGTATACGCCGCAAGTGGAAGATTACACAGTGGCTACCATGGCCTTTCGATAACCAGAAGCGACTCAGAAGCCGCTGAGTATGTTGCTATTGAATGCGGGTGATGACACCACGCGACGAACCCCATTGCCACCACCAACAATGACCAACCGAAGCATCCGACGACTAACCAACAAGGAAATCCGGGAAATTGCGGAAGATGAAATACCTATAGCCTTGGAAAGGCTGATGGGCGGTAGTCACGACGCACGCGCCATTGCCTTTACTGAGTTAATCAAGTTCGCCCGCGCTATCATCGCCTGCGCAATAGCCACCCCCGCACCGGAAGAGCTAGAGCCGAACGACCCCGACGTAGGCCGCATCCTGCGGTTGGCCGAGATCGTCAGGGAAGTGGACGGCAAGCACGAGCTAGGCGCTGCGGCCCTGGCTGAGGCGATCCTGGCGCATCCTGGGTTCAGCGGCTGCCACAATGGCCCTGCTGCCTCGGCGGTGAGCCCGGTAGAGCCAAGCCCTGTGGCCATCAGTGAAGCTCAAAACATAGGGGAAGACGAACTGTATACCGAATGGTATCGCTGCCCCCAATGCAAAGACGACATGATCACCCGTGCCTCTAATTTTTGCCCTAAATGTGGGGTGAAACTTCAATGGGAGTGAGGTGCCACCAATGCCTGACATCAACACCCCCAACCTCCTGCCCTGCCCGTTCTGCGGGGGCACTGAACTAAGCATTCGCACAGACCTTCAAAGCAGCATTGCCTATGTCGTTTGCAGCAACTGTGACGCACAGGGGCCGCTTGCCAGCTTCGCAGAGATGTTGTGGGAGAAAGAAGAAGCCGCCGCCGGCTGGAACCAGCGCAGCCCCTGGCAGCCGATTGAAACGGCGCCAGTAGATGCTGTCGAGATACTTGTGTTAGATGGAAGGAAGGTGAAATCAGTTGTATCAAGCGGTCCCGATGCAGGCTGTTTTTCAAATGAATTTGGAGACGAAGAATCTTTGGTATGGTTCCCTACCCACTGGCAGCCCCTCTACTTGCCACCCACCACCACTCCTAGCCCCCATGCTTGACGCCAACACCCCCGCCTTCCGCCAGCAGTACCCCAACGGCGCCACCGTCTACGACCGCACCGGGCGCAGGATTGCCAATGTGTTCGCGTGCAACCCGGAGACTGGGGAGGCGATCACCTTAGACACCTCAGGCCTGACACAGGCACTACTGCGGCTTGTGCAACTGAACTCACGAAAGGCCTGGAGACTGCGGCTGCAGGGCGCCAAGGTTTCATGGCAAGCGGGCTCCTATGGAGTGCTCAGCAAGTCGAACTTCCAGCTTCTGCGCCGCCACGGCTTCTGGCCCGCGCCGCTGAGGATTGAGCGCAAGCAGTGGCTCCACATCGGGTTTGGTCAGTGGGGTCGGGATCGTCCGCCCCTCCCAGTGCTTGACGACCGCACCCCGGAGGAAATCTGCGGCTACGGCGATGACGGGCTTTGTAGTCACTGAACCCCGCCCCTGATGCCCCTAAACCTCCTCCACCACGCCGCCTACCACGACTGGGGCGGCTTCCCCGCGATGCGGGAGGTGCAGGAGGCCAGGGCCGCAGAAGCGGCGATCCCGGCGGCAGTGGAGCCTTACACCAATTCCTTCAGGCAGTACATCGCTGATGCCTTCCCGCGCTTCCCGTTTACGCCTCACACAGAACGGCTGATCGCCCTTGGCCAGCGCTTCGCCGATGGCGACCTGCCGCGGCTGATGGTGGAGCTCCCCCCGAGGCACTGGAAGTCCACAATCTTCAGTCGGTTCCTGCCCGGCTACTGCCTGCGGCGGTTCCCCGATCGCTCCGGGGGCATCTGCTGCCAGACCCAGGATCTTGCGGTGGGGTTTTCCGAGAATGCCCGCGATTACTTCGCCGCCAGTGGTGGCCCGTTGAGCCCCACCCGCTCAGGGAAGGAGGAATGGGGCACCGCCGATGGGATCGGAACGATCTGGACTGCAGGCATCGGCAAGGGCACCGGCAAGCCAGGGCACTGGCTGTTCATCGATGACCCGATCAAGGGGAGGGAAGAGGCCGAATCGGCGGCCTTCCGCCGGCAGGTTCACAACTGGTGGGATTCAGTGCTGAGCGCCCGTGAGGAGCCCGGCAACGGCGTGGTGGTGGTTCACACCCGCTGGCATGAGGCCGATCTGATCGGCTACCTGTTGAGCAAGAACCTGGAACTGGAGAAAGAGGGCCTGGAAGACGACTGCGAGCGCTGGCACGTGGTCTCCCTGCCGATCGCGGCGGTGGCCGCCAACGACATTAAGCCCCTGCCGGCCACCGTCACCCGCGAGGCCGACAGCCGTCAGCCCGGTGAGGCCCTGGATCGCGATCGCTTTGACGAGCGATGGATCAAGCGGAAGAAGGCCAACACGCCGGAGCGGGATTGGGAGTCGATCTATCAGCAGCGGCCGAGCGCCGGGAAGGGCACGGTGTTCTTCCTGGATCGGATGCGGTTCTACGGCTGCCCGGCCTGGCCCGGCAAGCTCGATGATCCCGAGCTGCCGATGCACTTCATCCGCCGGATCCTGTCGGTTGATTGCACCTTCGACGACACCGCCGGTAGCGACATGGTGGCGATGACCCTGTGGGGGCAGACCAACCAGGGCGCATGGCTGCTGGACTTGGTGAACGAGCGCTTGGACTTCCCCGCCACGGTGAGCATGATCCGCTCAATGCACACCCGCCACCGCTTCGGGGAGCTGGTGATTGAGAAAAAAGCCAACGGTGCTGCAGTGATCAAAACCCTCACGCAGGGCGCCCACGGCTATCAGGTGGTTGCCGCCGGGGTCGGTGACATGGGCGGCAAGGAATCCCGCGCCAATGCTGCCAGCGTGGAGTTCAACAACGGCCGGGTGTTCCTGCCTCGCTCCGCCCCCTGGAGCAATGTGGTCAAAGATCAGCTACTGCAATTCCCCGCAGCAACGTTCGATGACATTGTGGACAGCACAAGTCAGCTCTTGATCTATCTCTCCAGCTCTGGTCCCATCAGTTTCTCTACAGTGAGCTATGGCTATGGCGCCTAAGCATTCACTGATGCAATAATGGGACAACAAACAGGCCCAAATCCGGTGCGTTGAGCATGGCCACCACCACCCGGCGCCTCAGAGCCGCCCGCAGCGAGAAGGTCCGGCCTGACCCGTGCCCTGATCTGGACCGGCTCAAGGGGTTCCCGCCGCCTACGGCGTGGTCCGAGCAGCTGGCGGCCGACAACCTCCTTCTGGCCACCAGCATGGCCAACCGGATGGCCCGGTCCACCCGGATGCCGTTTGACGACCTCTTCCTGGTGGCCGCCAGAGGCCTGCTGAACGGCTGCCGCCGGTACAACCCCGAACGCCTCAACCCGGCCACCGACCGCCCCTATGCCCTGAGCACGTGCGTGGTGCCCTACATCCGCGGGGCCATGGCGCAGTGGTTGCGGGACAAGGGCCACAGCTCCGGGGTGAAGTTCCCCGATAAGTGGAGGGACGTGGCGCCCACGGTGCGGCGCCTCGCCGCCGACGGGGCCACCCTCTCGGCCGTGGTGGAGGCCACCGGGCTCGCGCCTGAGGAGGTGACGGCGGTTTTGGGGGCACAGGGGGCCACGCGGCTCCTTGATCCTGAGGCTCTTCATGCCAACCGTGAGCCCGACCCGTGGGATGAGATCGAGAGCTACGACGAGCTGAACGAGGTCCTGCGGATCGCAGACGAGGCCCATGCCGCTCTGCGGTGGGCGGATCGGCAGATGCTGGAAACGGCCTGGGATGCCCAGCCCCGGCGCCAGGTGGCGCGGATGCCCCATGGGCAGTTCCTGCGGCACGCCGAGGGCATCATTTGGGGCGAGCGACTGAAGCCGGCGCCAGAACAGCAGGCCCTGGCCCTGGTCGTGCCTGACGGGGTTGGAGGCCCCGAGGGCAAGGCGGGGAGGCGCATCACGGATCCGGTTGAGATCCTGCAGGTGGCGGAGCAGTTGGATTTGTTTGGTGCCTGTCACGACCCCCACGCAAGCGGGAAAACTGGGCCAGAAGGACTAGGCACCGGTGCAGCAGCAGCAGATCAGCCACCCGAGCAATAAGGGCGATCTGCCGTCGTTCCAGCACCCGAAGCTGCGGGAGGTGATGCGCGACCTCGATCTGGTCGCTGACTGCTGGGATCTGCTGCGAGGTGATGCAAAGAAGCGCCACCTGCCAAAGGAGGCCGGTGAACCCCGGCAGGCCTATGAGGCGCGGGTGGGGCGCAGCAGCTATCCGAGCTTTTTCAAGGATGGCGTGAGCGCCTTCGCGGGGGTGCTGAGCCGTTACCAGCTGCGAGGGGTGCAGCAGGGCCTCCTCGATGCAGCCCAGGATATTGACGGCGAGGGCAACAGCCTGAAGGCTTGGGGCCTCGGCACCGATGCCCTGGTGCTCCGGGATGGCGGCTGCCTGCTGATGGCCGACGCGCCGCAGGGGACACCCGAGAACAGGGCGCAGGAGCGGGCCCAAGGCCGCCGGCCCACGTTCTCAGCCGCCGAGCGCCGGAACGTTTTGAATTGGCGGACCGTCAAGCGGGGCGGACGGCGGGTGCCGATCGCCGTCACGATCCTGGAGTGGCACGAGGCTGAAGACCAGGAGTTTGGCGTCAAGTTGGAGCCCCGATACCGGGTGATGAAGGGCGGCAGCTGGCGCCTCCTGGAGATCACCGGCAACGGCGGCAAGGGGGTCACGGCTCAATACAACATCCGGGTGGCCGTCGATGCCGACCGGCGCCCGCAGGAGGGCACCTTCACCGGGCCCAGGGGCGAGGTGCTGGAGAGCCCGCCGGTGGTCTGGTATGGCGTCAGTCGCGACGGCTTCGGGGAGGGCGGCCTGCCGCTGCTGAGCCTGGCGAACCTCACCCTGGACTGGTTCCGCGAATACTCCGACCTGAAGGAGCTGCTGCACCGATGTGCTCTGCCGGTGGCCGTGGTGAAAGGGCGCCGGATGGCTGGGCCAAATGGCGAGCCCCTGCCGCTGATGCTGGGGCCGAACAGCGTTGTTGAGTTCCCGAACGCCGGCTCCGGGGAGGGCCTGGAGTTTGCGGAACCCTCCGGCAGCAGCCTCGATAAACACCTGGCGCACCTGGAGGGGATCGAGAAGCTGATTGATCGCTCTACCTTGTCGTTCCTGTTCAGCGGCAGCGGTGAGCGCACCGCCACGCAGGCCGAGCTGGAAGGGGCCCAGCTGCAGGCCACCATCACCGCAATGGCCGAGAGCAAGAGCAGCGCATGGGAGAGCCTCTTCCAGCTTTGGGGGGCCTTCACCGGCGAGCTGCCCCAGCCCGGTGCCGGCCTTGACCTGTTGCCAGGGGTCACCGATAAGCCGGTGGACGATGCGTTGCTCACCCTCGCCGGCACGCTCTATGACAAGGGCCTGCTCATGCGCGAGACGGTCACGCACCTGGCGCAGAAGCGGGGCATGCTCCGCCCTGGTGCCGATGGCCAGAAGGAGGCCGCCGATCTGGCCGCCGAGGATGAACGGCAGCAGGCGTTGATGAACCCGCCGGCACCGGGCCCCAATGACCTCGCCGGGGGTGGCGTGGACGCGCAGGGGTTGCCCCTGAACTGACGGGAAAACTGCTGCAGAGACTGCAGTAGCCATGCCCCGAGGAACCCGCCGAACGTCCTACGTGCGGGATGGTCGCGGCCGGTTCGCCTCCACACCGGGCGGTGGCGCCCCCAAGCGACTACCAGCCAAGAAGGCCGGCCGCGGCACCAATCGCCTCACGCGGGACAACTCGGGGCGCATCACAAGCGTGGGCGGCAACGGCGCCACAGCCCGCGGGGGACGGTTGCGCACCGGGGCGGGGAACCTCAGGGCCACGCAGACCAGTCGCCTCAAGGGGGCGCCTCAGGGGGCGCTGAGCAGGGGAGGGAAGGCGCGAGGAAAGGTGGCCGCCGCAAAGAAGCCGGTCGGCTGGATGCAATCACCAGAGGCCAGGAAGGATCGGGTTGATCCAGCGTCAGCGGCGAACCGGAAAGATTACGCGAGGCGACTCCGAGCCCTGCCGAAAGCGACGCAGAGGGCAATACAAGTTGAGCGCTCAGCACGCAAGCGAAAGTTTTTCGTTGCAGGAAACACAGCAGCACAGTTGACTAATCTTTCCGAAGGAAGGATGCAACCAATCGCCAATGTAGGCAAGCGCAAAAACAAATTAACGCCTGGCCAGATTGACGCGATTACTCGCTCCATGAGTCAATCGGCAAGGCGCCTAAAGGTCGGGATGGCCACGGGCAATAGGGGGCGCATGAAGTACAACCCCAAGGCCTTGCAGCTCGCGCCTAGCACCGCTGCCAGAAAGATCCGCGGGGCTCGCGTTGTTGGCGGTGGTGTGATGAAAGGCAAGCCCACAGGCAAAGCGGCAACCATTAGCCGAGAGCAGTTTGTTGCACGCCAAGGATCTCGGACCGCATCGATGGGCGTGGCCATTGCCTCGGCTTCCCCCGGCGGACGCACCCGAATGAGCAAAAAGCAGGAGGGGCGCATGATCGCCACTGCGGAAAGGCAGATGTCAGCGATTAGAGCAAAGGATCAAAAGGCCGGCGCTTTGTATGACGCCTTGGCCAGGGCTGGCAGGGTCAAGCCACCCAGGGCCGAGAATCGCATTGCGAGGCTGACCAGGGCCGCGCAAGGCTACCCGGAGCTTGAAAGCGCAAAGGCGGCTCAGAGGTTGCTGGCCAAGCGGGCGGCGAGATCCACCGGCCGCGATCGCAGGCCCTGACCATGGCCACCATCGGCGACCAACAACTCCAGCTGGCCGACGACTACGCCGCCGCCCTGGACGCGATCGGCAACCGGGCCACCACCAACACCAAGGCTGCCCTGCGCCGCTCCCTGGCCCGCACCCTGCGGAACCTGCGGCGCTACTACGGCCAGTTCGTGGACCCCAACCTCCCGGACCAGCTCAGCGCCGATGGGGTGACCCGCCGGCCGGGGTCTTACTCGATCGCCGATGGCTCCGCCAAGTTCAGCAAGCTCCTGAAGCTCGCCCAGGCCTTCGCCTCCGATCGAGAGCTGCAGTGGCTGCAGAACCGCTACCGCGAGGACTTCGCCGAGGCGGTGGCCCTCGGCGGTGACCTGGGCCAGCAGCTCGCGCAGACCGCCGACCCTGACGCGACTGCGCAGGGGGTGTTCGTGGGCGCCAGCAGGGCCGCCGTGGAGGCCGCCGCCAGCACCGCCACCGCCTACATCAGGGGCGAGGTGGAGAGCTTCAGGGACAACATCGCCCGGATCGTTACCGATGGCATCGGACGCGGGAAGGGGCCCCGTGCGCTGGAGCGCGAGATCAGGACGGCACTGCAGGGGGCCAAGGATCCGCAGGGGCTGAACAGCCGCATGGGCCTGGAGCAGCGGGCAGAGCTGATCGCCCGATCGGAGCTGGCCAACGCCTACGTGGGCGCCCAGAAGGCAACGGCGGCCCGCAATGGGTTCGGCTATGCCAGGTGGATCGCGACAAAGGATGAGCGGACGTGCGCCGTTTGCGCTTCCAGGCACGGTAGAATCTACCGACTCGATGAGATGGTGGGCACGCTACATCCAAGATGTAGATGTAGCCTATCTCCGGTATCTTCAGAAGCGGTAGAAGAGCAGGACCCCGCCCTCAGGGCCACCCTGCTGCGAGAGGATTACTGGGAGCGCTCGCGCAAGGCCGTGGCCGAGGAGTTCGCCGCCGCCAAGGGTGGGGCCGACAAGGGGTGGCCCTTCGCCCGTGCCTCCCAGGTGCTGGAGGAGGCCGTGCGCAAGCCCTCTCCCAGCGAGCGGCGACAGTATCCAGGGATTGAGCGGGCGCCGGTGCCGGTGGGGTGACTGGCATAGTGAAACGGGGATTTCTCGCTTCCCTAGGGATACGCTGCGAAGAACAGGCCCCTAGGGGCCCGTGCTGCTGGGGGCTTCCCCCCCCCAGATGCGCGATAATCACTGGATTTTCCGGTGGATCCCCAGACCCCGCGTCCTGTCGCCAAACGTTCCGCGGTTCTGGGTTTGAGTTTTAAGCAGGGGCCCTAGGGCCCCTTTTTGCTGGCTGGGCTCAGCTGGCCCGGATCAGCACCCCTTGTGGCGGGAAAACTGCAGCAGTAGCAGCGGTTCCAGTGGCAGGCGGCAGCAGGGGCAGGCGGATCAAGAGCGGTCGTTGGCCCACTACACGCGAATGCGCAACCGGGCGGTTTTAGAAGGTCGAAGGTAACTCGACCGGCGCCCCCTCAGTAGCGGGAAAACTCAGGTACGGCTTGAATACCCCCATGCCCGACCGCTCCCCCACGCTCCGCCTGTTCCAGGGCCTCAGCGTCGCTGTCCTCGGTCGCAACGCCCCGGCGGCGCGGCAGGGCCTGCGGATGCTCACAGCCGTGGCGGACGACCCGGAAGGGGAGCAGATCCTGCGGCTGCTCACCGCCAACCTGGACCCCGAGGGCCGGTACTGGCTGGGCACGCTGCATGGGGCTCGCGTGGGCCTGGAAGATCCTGCGGCGGGAAAACTGCAGGCAGCCTGACCCGCGCCGTGACGATCCTCGCCCCTGACCCCCTCTGGCGCCCCACGGCCACTAGCACGCGCAACGATCGGGATCTGATCCGCACCTACATCGGCTGGCCCGCCACTGAGGGCAGCCTGGTGGAGCTGACGCAGCAGATGAACGCGGTCGCCACGCACAGCCCCAGCACCGTGACGCAGATCCAGGCGTGGCTGGACGAGATCGTGAACCTGGAGGAGATCCAGGCCGATGAGATTGACGCGGGCACTGCTCACCTCGGAAACGCCGAGGAATACGAAGGCCCGATCCCCGGCACCTCGCCCACGCGGGATGAGCAACTGAACCAGGCCGGCAAGCTGGCGTGGGACACCTCCCTCCTAAAGGCCCGCTACCGCTTCGGCGGCGGCGGCGCCAGGGCCACGGCGCAGGGGCAGCGGGACGAGCGGACCCAAGCGCTGATCAACCGGATTGCCACGGCCCTCAACGTGCCCCGGATCGCCCCGCAGGGGATGAGCGGCGCGGGGATGTTGCTGAGGAGCTGAGCAGGGGCGCCATCGCCCGCCGCACCTCTGATCAGCACACCCTCACGGCAAACCCGTGTCACACCAAATTGAAGGGTCCGAGCTTTTATCCAAGCGTGTCACCAAACATCGATTCAGGCGGGGAATTATTGAGGCGTGGGATGGTTGTTGCGCTTATTGCGGTTGCCAACCCGACAAGATCACCCTTGATCATGTTGTGCCGAAGGTAAAGGGTGGCACAACAGAGCGATCTAATTTGATTCCCGCTTGCGCCTCCTGCAATGGTTCTAAAAATCACTGTGATGCTTGGCAGTGGTATCAATCACAGCCCTTTTATTGTGCTGATAGGGAGTTGAAGATTAGGGCCTGGCTGGTGTCGTCAGCCGCCCCGGCACTGCAGGCTTCTGCGTGAGCGGCTTGCGTGGTCTGGCGGGTCCAGCGGGAAAACTGCAGGCAGTCGCTCACAGACCATGCCAGCAGGTGGAATGCCTTACTTCGGCGGGATGCCCGGCAAGCCCAAGGCCGGCAAACCCAAGGCGAAGACCAAGGGCGGGAAGAAGGCCAAGCCGATGAAGTGAGCCCAGGACCACGGGAAAACTGCGAGCAGTAGACCCCGATCCCATGGCCCGCGGCGGCAGCAGAGGCAGACGCACCAGCTATGTCCGCGACAACAGCGGGCGATTTGCCTCGACTCCCGGCGGTGGCCCCTCGAAGCGGAGCACGCCGGCCACCAGGCGAGCGGCCAGGCCCAAGGTCACCGGTGGCACCCTCGGGGCCCGTGGGAGCCTCCGCCGCAGCCGCACCAAGCTGGCCGGCAAGGATCCAGCCGATCGCAGCCTGAGGGGATCGCTCAGCCTGCGGGCGCAACGCGGCGCCGTCACCAAGGGCGCCAACCGGCTCGGGAAGGTGCGGGCTGCCTCCACGGTGCGGATGGCAGCGCGGGCGGGGGTGATTCGGGGAGGGCGGAAGGTGGCGGCCAAGCCGGTGGCGGCGCCCAAGCCAGCCACGCCAGCCCGCAAGCCTCGGGCTCTGAAGTGGGATAAGCCTGCTGGCTCAGTAGGCAGGCAGACCGCAAGCCTGCCCGGTGGCCGGAGGGTCATGGTCACCACAGGCGGAAAGGGTGCAACCGCAACGATCATTGACCGCAAGGGCGACCCGGTGATGGGCCGCAAGGACTTCCGCAATGTCACGGAAGCCAAGAAGTGGGCGGCCAACCCCAGCGCAAGGGGGCCGCGAATCCTCGGGAGGTATCAGCCGTCAAGAAAGAGGCGCAAAGCCTGGGAGATGCCTACAGATGCCTCGCCAGGTCTGGCCAACATTCAAGGCAAGAAGGCCCGCCCCTCCGGCACGATCGCCAAGCCCCGTGGCCTGAAGCCTGGGGTCATTGCTGCACGGAAGGCCAAGGCAGGCGCCGGCAGGCAAGGGCAGCGGCAGCGAGCCGAGGCCAGGGCAATCGCCAACTACAACCGGAGCATCAAGGCGCAGCCGGAAACGAAGAAGCAGGCTGGCCGGGCAGCGATTGGCCAGGTGACCGCAACGCGAGCGGTTGAGTTCCTGCGTGGGGTGAAGCGGATCGGCCCGCAGAGAGGCATGACCAGCCGCGTTCTCCCCAAAGGGTTCGTTCCGCAGCCTCGCCCCGGCGTCCCGGCTCCAACCGCTCAGCCCCGGCCCGATCGCAAGCTATCCGGCGAAAATCAAAAGCCAAGGCGCAAGACGGCAGCACAAAAGCCAACGCGCAGCCCCTCAAGGCTCCCCCAGGAAACCCGCTCAGCGCTAAGGGACATTGCCGGAAGGAGAGTACAAGCAGAGCAAGCATTGACGGGTCAGATCCAGAAACTTGGAGGTATTACAAAGCAGCAAGCGCAAGCGGTGTTTAGCTATTACAGCAAGCGAAAGTTCATCAAAACCCAAGGGATTGACGGAGTAGGCGTCAAGTCTGGCAACCTACTGGACAAGGACACCATTCGGCAGGCGCTTCAACTGGCGCAGGAGTCAGCGCAGCCCCGCAAGCCCCGCCGCCGCTAACCCATGGCCACCCCCTTCGCCCCCTTTGCAAACCTTCGCCTCCTCTGGCGGCGCCCCACCGCAGCGGCTATCAGCCTGCGGGAGGGGCTGCAGCGGGCCGCGGACCTTGTGGTGATTGAGGCCTTTGCTGAGGCCCAGGACCCCGGCGGCGAGCGGGAGAGTGGCGGGCGCTCCATCGGCTCGGGCGGCATCGAGGGCAACATCACCCGCTGGGCCGTGGTGCCATCCGGCGCCAACTGGCTGGACGAGGGGGGCGCCTGGAGTTGGACCGATACCGGCCTCAGGCCCACGGGGCTCCCCCGCGGCGAGAAGCTGGAGGCGTTCATGGGCGACCTGGCCAGCCTGCCGGCCACCACCGAGTCGGAGCGCGGCTGGGTCACGATCGCCACCCTCTCGGGCATGGGCGGGATCGATGCGGTGATCCGGGCCGCTGCAGGCGACGAGTTCACCGGCACCTTTGCGGCGGGGCGATGAGGGTCAGCACCAGGGCCACGGTGCGCGTGAACCCGGCCACCCTCACCAAAGCGCAGCGGGCATCAGAGGCGGCGGCGCGAGTGGTGTTCCCCGAGCTCAACAGCGCCTTTCAGGATGCGTTGGGCACCAAGGCATGGGATTGGCCACGGGTGACCATGCGCGGGGGCGCCTTCCGCCGCGATGGCAGCCGCACCAGGGGCCGCCCGGTGGGATCGCCCCGGAACATCGTGGACCTCGGCACCCTTCGGGCAAGCAACTCCTTCCAGATCAGCGGCAACCTCTGCACCTTCCGATGGGCCGTGGGCTATGCCACGGCGGTTCACTACGGCGCGAACATCCACCCCTGGGGCGACAGGACCCGCCCCCTCGTGAACCTGCCCGCCCGGCCCTGGACTTCGGCGGTGATCGGGACCATCAAAGTTCCCGGCATCGAGCCCTATGACTATCGGGCGCAGTATCGGGCATCATTCATCCAAGCCTTCCGCAGTCTGAAATGACCTTTGACCTCCTCCCCTGGGAAACCGCCCCCCAGCCCCCCGAGCAGGCCACCGCCACGATCGAGTGGAACGGCGGCGAGCTGGTGATTCCCCGGCTGGGCTACCTCACGGTGGATGAGATGCAGAGCATCCGGGAGATCGACCCGCAGAATGCCCTTTATCGCCTGATCACCGCCGCTGCGGTGGCCCTCAGCCAGGCCGCCCCCGATCACACTGCCCACTGGTGCTACGGCCTGCTTGTCCGGCTCCTGGCGCAGGAACAGGGCGCCAAAGCCGGCCGGATGAGCCCCGAGGAGCAGGCCCTGCAGGTGGTTCACGCTGAGATCATCGGCCCCTTCCTGGAAGAAGCCAGGGCCATCACCAACCGTGTCACGATCCGGGCCGTCACCGTGATCTTGCAGCGGATCAAGCCCGCCTGGACCGACGAGCAGACCCGCAAGCTCCCCGGCCCCCTGTTGGGGATCCTCCACGCCTTTGAGCAGGAGGAGGAGCGGGCCGGCGCTGGCCTGCAGCAGGACCCGGCGGCCGAGATGCGGGCGCTGGAGGAGGCGCTGGGAAAGTTGCAGGAGGTCAGCGGCTCGATTGCGACCGACCCGACTGGGCCCGAGCCTTCTGGGACTGCCGCAGATTCTGGCCCGGAGCCCCCGAGTTCAGCCGCGAGCGATTCGGGAAGCTCCCCGCCGGCTATGTCCTCCAGGCCCTCCAGGCGGGCCACGCCGCCGAACGCGAAAGGCTTCACCGGGAAGAGAAAGGCGTCGCCCAAATCGCCCTGATCCTCGCCGAGACCAACCGCAATCGCGAAGCCCAGCCCGAGCCCTACAGCCTGCGGGACTTCTGCTTCTGGGTGGAGGTGGCCGAGAAGCCGCGCCCCCCGAGCGAGGCCGGCGCCGCCCTGCTGGAGCTGCTGGAGCGCAACCTCCTGCCGGGGTTCGTGCTCGACGGCCCATGGCTGGCCGATCTGGAGGCCCAGGGCCGTGGCGTCACCCCGCCGCCGCGGCTGTGTTGGGCGGCCGAGGATGCGATCCTCCTGGCCCCCTACCGGGTGGATGCAGGCCACTGGGGCGGGTTCCTCGTGGCCCAGCGCAGCGCCGCGGGCCGGATGCGGGAGTTCGCCTCTGAGGCCGGCGAGGTCGTGGCCCTGCTGGTGCCCACCGATGCGGTGCCGGGGCGATCGTTTACCGCAGCCCAGGCCGGCGCGGTGCTGGTGTTGGCGAGCCGGGAAAACTCCAGGTAGAGAAACCACCCCCGGCCATGCCCTCGACCGTTGATTACGCCGCCGCGCTGGATATCCAGCATTTTATCGTCCCGATGCGACTCGCATCCGTGGCACTGGAAGATGCTGCTGCCGCCGCCGCCAACAACGGTGCGAACCTCAGCGCCTGGCTGAACACCGCCAACGCGATCAGTGGCGCCGGGGCTGTGAGCACCAGCGGGGAGGCCTCCACCTTCCAGCTGAATGTAAACGGCGTGGTTCGCACCGTCACCAATGCGGCGCTTGCTACCAACGTGGTGACCCTGACCCTCAACGCCGCTGCTGGTGTGCTCGTGGGCGATCGGATCACCGTGGCCGCCCTTCCGAGCCCCTTCGCGAGCTGTAACGGCGCCTTCACCGTGACGGGGGTTACTACCGCCTCCCCCTTCACCGTGAGCTATGCCCTCACCGGCGCCAACATCACCTCGGCCGCCGTTGCCGCTGGCACCGTGACCACGGGCCTTTACCCCTTGGATGGAACCGGCAAGCCGATCCAACTCCTCAACGTCACCGGCGCCCCTCTCTCGACGCAAGAACAGGACGAGAAGGTTCTCACGCACGATCAGGTAACCCGCGGCGCTTCAATCTCTATCGGAATCAATACCGACTCCAGCATCGCCTTTAAGGGTATGACCGTGCATAAATCGGTCGATCACAAGATCATGGAGGTGATCCGACAGCTGGGTGTTGCCGAGAAGCTCGCCGTTAAGTATCTGCGGGTCGGGCCTGGTGGCACCACTGAGAGGAAGCTCTGCTACGGCCGGATCACTTCCAAGCAGGAGGAGGGCGATGCAGGCGCTCTGGTGAAGTACGGCGCCAGCCTGATGGTGCTGGGCCAGGTTCACACCATCTACGACAACGCCTGAGGTGGATATTGACGGTCAGGTGCATTTGGTGATCTCAGACAGCCGGCCTGGGCAGCGCCTGTGGCGCATCTGCTCCGGTGGCTCCTGCCTGGTGCATCGGAGCCTCGGGGTGGTGATGGGGCACTACCGGGCGCTGCTGATCAGCCAGGGGCGAGAGGTTGGCGAGGGGTGAGCATGAAAAAGCCCAGGGATTTGAGCCCCTGGGCTTTGTTGAAGCATCCCGCAGCAGTCTAGGTCAAAACTTGGAATCGGGCAGCAGCTTCAGCAAGGTAAGGCACTCGGCCTGATCGGCAAAAAACCCGTCCCTCAGCCGCACTTTCGATAGCGGAAGATGGTGCTCGCCCGCACCTGTATTCTGAGCAAGCTCGTGTGCGCTGTCTGCCGCGACACTCAGCGCCTGCCGGATCCGATTCAGCGTGCCCTCCTCAATTGACAGGGAAACCGGCGGAATGTCCACGCTGGAAGAGGGAGTTAGCCCAATGCCTTGACAATCGGGGCTCTGATAAACCGGGGGAGCACCCTCTTGCGCTGTAGGCGGTGGTGGGGCGTGGAGGTTGTTGGCCATTTCCAGGATTGAATGTGTGCCGATGTTCATGATGTTTATGCTGTATCCAGGGAAGGCATGGTAAACCGCCTCACGCAGGAAGGCGGCAAGGCCGCGTCGGTTGTTTGGGTGAAAAAGGTATCCCTCAACTAGGCCCCTTGAGACTGAGGCGTTGCAAAGGGCGTCGCCCGCCCTCAATACTTCCGGCTTCAGATCCGGGAACTCAATATGCTTGACCATGATGCGTCTCCGTGGCAATAGTGATGGGGATCAGGACAGGGGCGACCCAGCCCGCTCCAGTTTTCTCAGCCCGTCGCTCAGCAGGTCCTCCGCCAGCTGATCAACGGTCACCCCCTGCACGGCGGCCATCGCCTCCAGCCGCTCCACCGCGTCGGGGTCAATGTCTACCAGGATCTCGGTCATGCGGTCTCCATTGAGCCACTGCATCAAGCTGTGCGCAATGGTTTTGATGGCGTTCATGTGATCTGGGAATGGGGTGGTGATTCGGGTCTATCCTAGATCAAGACAGGGACAGAGCAACCCCGCAGCATTTGAGTTTGCACTGGGGGATCTGGGGTAACCTGCGGCAGTCCGGGTTGGCCCGAATACAACACCAGTCCCTGACTGGGAATCAGGGCAGGGGTGGGGGGTTTGTAGTGGCCTCCCTGAAACCTCATCCAACGACCCGGCGCAACAATCGCTTGACAAAACGCGGGCGATTAGCCCTACGCTTTGAGGACCTTGGCAGGGATGCCAGGGGCTCACTACTTCCCGCTTCGAGCGGGATAACCCATGAAGAACGCGAACTGCGGCCCAGCTTTGCTGTCGGCCGGCATCGAGGCCCGCCAGTGGAACGGCTGCACAATTCAGCGCCGCGAGGCGGATGGCTTTGTGAACGCCACGGCCATGTGCAAGGCCGGCGGGAAGCGGTGGACGCTCTACTCCGCCAACGACCGAACCAAGGAGTACGTCTGCGCCCTTGCCGAGGGGTTGGGCATTCAGATCCCATGCGGCGCAGCCGAGGTCGGAATTCCGACTTCGGGAATCCACGGCCTGATTCACATCGTCAAGGGCGGCCGGCCCGAGCTGCAGGGCACCTGGATCCACCCCCGCCTGGCGGTCGATCTGGCCCGCTGGATCTCACCAGCCTTTGCCGTTTGGATGGATGGCTGGTTCCTGGAGTCCATCGGCGTGGCCCAGTCCGCCACTGCAGAGCCCCTCCAGCAGCGCACCGCCGCCGCATCGCGCCCCCGTGGCCTGCGGCAGGATCCCGTCTGGAAGTCGTCCTACTACCTCCCGGCCCTGATCCATCAGCGCTGGATCGGTGACCCCGAGGCCAACGAGATCATCCGGGGCATCGCTCACCACCTGCTGCTCTCCTGCGGCCCACTGCCGGCCATAGCAGCAGTGGACGAGGCGGCTCTGGGCTGGAGCCGGGCCATGAAGGCACGGACGGGGCAGCAGGTTTGGTGGTGATCGCCAGGGCGGGCCGGGCGCTTCCGGTGGAGGCCGCCAACCCGCCTATCCCTCGCGGGCCCACTGGATCAGCCGGGCGTCCCTAAAGGTCAGCCTGGCCTCACACTCAAAGACCACGATCGGCGGTGGGGTCATGGTGGGCGAGCCGGGAGGGGCTCCGCTGAACAGGTCAAAGCGCCGGGCGCAGTCGTGGCACCCCTCGCGCCAGAACCACTCATGGCCCTCCTGCTCGCCCACGCCGGGGCAGCGCTCTATGTCGGGCGGGAGGGATGGGGTGGTCATGGCAGGCGGCAGTATTCACGAACGCGATCGGCGGAATCCCCTGCAAGCTCACGGGCGGCTTGCAGGTTGTCGGCGTACTTGATCTCCAGCAGGGCGCCGTAGGCCTCGCCGAGGGCATCCCAGCGGCGCAGCTCGCGCTCTGTTGCGGGCAGGGGGAATGGGACCAGCCGCTGAGCGATTGCGTACAGGCGGAGCTGGCGGAGTAGGTGGAAGATGTTCATGGGCTTAGTGGCTGGTGAGTGGTCGGCAGGGGTCGTGATCGCTCATGCCTTCCCGCCCCACTTCTTCCGCTGAAATCCACGCACCGAATCCCGGCGCATCAGCACGTGGGGGCCACCGCCGATGGGGATCAAGCACACGTGACCCGGCAGGTCGGGCAGGCGGCGAGGGGTGTAGGTGCGGCCATCGGGCCCGGCCCAGAAGTCACCGAGGCGGAACCGATCGGCGCGAGGCGTGATGATCCCGGTGAAGGCGGTTTTTTTCATGGCCGACCCCCTTCGCTGCAGCAATAGGCCTCGCAGGATCGAGCCCAGTCGTGGTTGTCCGTCGCCTCGGGGAAGTGAAGACTGCAGAAGCCGTAGAACCTTGTGCCGCCCGTTGTGCGCCGATATGGCCTCTCCTCAAACAGGCGGCACGACCGGCACGTGCGAACGATGTCGGCCACGGGGATGCGTGGCAGCTCTGACGCATAGGAGGCCCACATCATGCCAACCCGCACACGGCGCACCGCCTCGGCATTCATATCCAGCCGGCGGCCGATGACCGCGTGGGCGATGTCGGCGGGGGTCTCCAGGATGGCCCTGGCAAGCGCCTCCCTGGTCGCGTCGTCGTAGGTGCGGCGGGTCATACAGCCTCCTGCAGCACGCTGACCCACACGGTCCCCAGGTCAAGCAGGGGAAGGATCCGATCGCGGAGATCCTGGTTGTGGAGGCGGATGCAGCCAAGGGTCGGGTGCAGCTCCTGCCGTGGGTTCCAGGCCCCCGGCCAGCCGCAGGCGCTGCCGCCACCGTGCAGCAAGATCCCGTCGCGATAGGGCCGTGACGTGGGCCCCTCCTGCCCTTCCAGCCCCTCCAGGTCAAACGAATACCAGCCGTAGGCGCGGCGATCGGGAGTGAATGCCGCGGTCGGGTCCTGTTCGTAGTCGCGGTGGACGCCCTTCGGGTTGATCCGGTAGAGCCCCGGCGGGGTGTCGGTGCCCGTGCGGTTCCACTCGGCCTCCCTCCCCTGCCCGCGGCACAAGCAGGGGATCCTCCACAGCCGGCGCCCGTCGTGGGTCCAGGCCGTAAGGGTTTCGTTCACGTCGTTGGCGATCAGGTGGTGATCACCCGCCTTCAGGGTGGGGCGGATCTTCGGGCCCACCATCCCCGGCGGCCAGATCGGCGGGCCCTGGGGGGCGGGGCCACCAGGCGGGCGCGGTGGCGTGGCGATCGCGACAGGGGCGGGAGCGCCGGCCACGAACAGGGCCACCTCTGCCGCCCGGCGCCGCACCAGGCCCGCCATGATCTTCTTCCCGGCCTTGCTCCAGCGGGGCAGCTCGGCCTTCACCACGGCCTCGGGGTTCTCGCCGGCCAACAGGCGCCGCCGCAGGGTGGAAATCTCCAGACTCCTGGGGCCCACGTTGAAGGTAAAGCTGATCAATGCCGCCTGCTGCTTCGGGGTCCACTTCCCAGCAATCGGGAGCAGCCGGAACACCTCGGCGGCGGCTCGGGTGATGTCCGTGGTCAGCATGCCCTCAGCAACCGCCTGGGTGATCACGGCGCCCTCCACCACGTCGGGCCCGGTGTGCCCGTAGCCGATGGTCCAGGGATCGCCCCCGCTGCCGGGGTCGGGGTAGGCGGTGAGGCGGCACCCCTCGAACTCGGCGACGATCTGCCGGGCTGGGGCCAGCCACTGGGGATCGGGGGGATTGGTGCTCATCAGAGAGGCCATTCGGAGATCGTCTGCCAGCCCTCGCCCTGCAGCCGGGCCACCTCGGCGGCGACCTGCTCGGGGAGCACGTCCACCACCAGCGACCTGCTGCCCTCCTGATCGGGTGGGAGGGCCGTGGGCTCTTCGCAGATCAGCCGAACGAGGCCGCAGGTCATCACCCCATCCCCTGGCGCATCGCCCAGGCCGTGGCTGCCTTCTGGGCGTACCACGACTGGAGCAGGAGTTTCGCCAGGTTGCGGAGGCTCAGCACGTCGTCCACCTCGTCAAGGAGGCGGCCGATGCGCTCAATCTCAAACGCCTGGGCAGTGCTCAGCTCCATGCCTGCGGGGTCCGCGGGGAGGAAACCGGCAACAGGATCGGGGGCTGGCATGGCAGCAGAATAGCTACCCAAATCCAGATAAGCATCAGGTCGGCGGGAGGATCCATAACTGGGCCAGCGGGAAAACTGCGGCAGAAGCTCTGACCGCTCCGCCATGCCACGAGGCCGCCGCACCAGTTACACCCGCGATAACAGTGGCCGGTTCGCCAGCTCGCCAGGCGGCGGGGCCCCAAAGCGGAGCACCCCAGCGACCCGGCGGGCGGCCACCAGGGCGGGGAACCGGCTGAACCGGGACAACTCTGGGCGGATCAGCGGGATCGGCCGGAATGGGGCCACGGTGCGCGGCGGGAGACTGAAGACGGCCAAGGGGAACAAGCGGGCCACGCAGCTGGCCTCCATGCGGCCGGCAGGGCTCCGGGCGGGCACGATCGCCAAAGGTGGCCGGGGCGTGCGCGGGAGCGTGGCGCGGAGCCTGGCGGCGGTGCGGAAGGAGCGGGCGGGCCGCACCCCTGCTGCGCAGCGGCCGGGATCGCTCACCTCCACCCTGCGGGGCACTTTGCGCACACTGGCCAGGACTGATGCGGCTCGCATCCGCGAGCTGGAGACGATCACGGGCCAGAGGGTCAAGCCCACCGCAGCAGGGGCCAGGGCCGGCGCAGAGGCAGGCGCACGGGTCCGAGCAACCGCCAGGGGCGGGAAGGTGGCAGGCACCCTTCGGGCAGGCCTGCGAGAGCTGGCCCAGTCGGACGCCAGGACCGCTCGGGAGATGGCCGCGATCGTGCGCGATGCCGCGCCGAAGGTGGCCGGTGCCAAGGGGAGCAAGGCGATTCGTGGGGGGCGGGCGGCGTTGTCGGCGG